ATATTTTCATCTCCATTCATTACTTCATTTTTTGAGTAATTCAGCTATTTATAGCTTTTGGAGTCATTCCATCTCATTACTCTTTATTATGTTTAATTACATCTCATACCAGCATATATTTAGTAAATAATTAGTACGTGATTTTTTATACTAATTATCATTTATCGAGCTTGCAAGCGAGTTAATCTCTACAAGTTGCTGCTCACTCGGTCTCACACTTACATAGTTATTCATGGTGGTAGTTATGTTCCCATGCCCTAAAATATACTGTAGTGTTTTTGGTGGTAATCCCTGCATATTCGTAGCAAATGTATGCCGACATATATGTGGTTCAAATTTTCGTATAGGATTGTCAGGATTTGCATTATTGAATCTCTTGATACAATTTTGCAAGTATTCTTCGACATGTGATCTAACAATTGTCTTTCTACTTCTTGTTGCCAGAAATACAAATCCTTCATATGCTTTGCCCTTTTCGTCATAGCACACTGGTTCAATATCACCCATAATATAACGATTTTTCAATATTCTCTGAAAACATTCATATACATCATCGGTCATAGGAATATACCTTGTGCCGTTTATGGTTTTCGTCGGTAAGACAACATGCGTATGATTGATGCATTGCAGTTGTTTTTCTACTCGAATTAAATGATTTTCCATATCTATATTATCAAGTGTTAGACCGCATAACTCAGATGCTCTTAACCCAGTCCAAAACAATACATATATCATGTCATAACAATGAGCGCTATGAGCGTCCTTTGAACAAAAATCAAGAAATCGCTGCATATCAGGAATTGGTATTGCTTCCATTTTTTTACTGTCGCTTCTATCGGTAGTAATACGTCTGAATGGATTTTTCACTATGTAATCATAATCAATTGCATATTCAAATGATCTTTTTATTAGACTAATTTGAGACTGGATGCTTGAGCCTCGATGTTTTTTCTTCATATCAGAAAGCCATTCTTCGCAATGTTCCGGTTTAATTTTACCTATTTCCATATGACCAAGTTTATACTGCGCTAATGTTTTTACGGTTGTGCTATACCCAGCCTTAGTATTATGAGCTAGTTCTTTCCTATTATATAGATGGTTAAGATATCTATCTATTACTTCTAGTAATGTCAGTTTAGCCCCATCTATGTCGATATTATTTTCTAACTGTACTTTTAATTCTGCCTCCTTTTCACGTAAACTTTTACCTGAACGTTTACCTTTTGGTAATTGATCCGTAGGTTCGAGTCTATAGGAACTTACCACCCTTTCCTTTCCAAGAGCATCTTTATAATGATACTCATACCTTTTCGTTTTTGGGTTATAGTATTCATCCGCCCTCAACGTTTTTCTTGTCGGTTTGTTCTTTTCAGATGTAGTTTTATTTGCCATATTCTCAGCCCTCCATTAAAAAGTGCCCTGAATGAATACTAAATAATAATATCACATTCAGGGCACCTTGTCGATATTTTATATCTGCTCTACTTTGCTTATAAATTCTTCAAATGATTGTCTTTTTATCTTTATAACACGACCAACCATTAAATGATATTTACAATCATAATCTTCACGAATTATATCCCTTAATCTATGCTGACCTATACCAAATAAATCTGATGTCTCCTTTATAGATAATAAAAGTTTATCTTTCATACAATCACCTCCATTCTTGAGGTAATCATAATCTTTTTACCAGTAACCTACGTACGGAAAAATTAAGAGGGAATGCTATTCACACGCCCTCTTAACCAATACTGATACTACTCTACTTTGTTCGCCTTGTTATACTGTGCTGTGCTAATTCCAAGAATAACTCCAAGGAATGTGTCAACAGCTGTAATCGTACCAACAACCTGCTCACCATATGGGAGTCCCCAAATACCTGCAAGAGCAAAATATAAAGTACCAGCCGCTGGAAGCAAATACATTGCAATCCATTTCAGTGTGTTGTAAGTCTTGTCATTAAGTTTCATCATGTTCATCGTGTTCATCCTCCTTATTTTGAATAAATTTATGTATTGGAAGTTTATCGACCTCCTGCATAATTCTTTTAGCAGAGCCGTTACCTCCCAATTTTTCATATGGTTCAAAAAGATATACTTTCAAATTTTCATATTCTTCCTGGGTAATACACCCTCTCTCGATGTATAACATACCGAGATACACAATCCTATCGTGTGCTAATCCAATAAGCATCTCTGTCTTTGCATCTTTATTTTCTGTTCGTTTTGATAAATACGCCCATAATCCAGAAGACGCAAGTACCGAACTAAAAATTGTAATTATGATTTGAAACCAAGGTTCCATAATTCCTCCTTTTTATGCGGCTAATGAAGATACATCAGACACGATAAGTTTTCTACTAATTACCGAAATCTTCTTATTAAATAATTCTTCATACAGCTGTATTAGATTTTTTCTTTGTTGCTTTGATAGAAGTTTATAGTGTGCTCCCATCCAACCACGAAACATATTTTCAATACTCTCGTATTCTATTTCACCATTTATTACTTTTAGTGAAAGTTTCTTGAGTTTTCTACGCATTGTAGTAACTCTTTTAGGATTAATTCTCTTAATAACCTTTCCATCTTTTGTTAATGTATATTTTATTTGAAGAAATTTATATGTACTTGAAATTTTAACAATATGAGTTTTCTTCCTATTGATATGAATTCCATATTCTTTCGCAATTTCTATGATACATGATAGCAAATCTTCAAGTTCTTCTTTACTTGGATTCATGATATACCAATCATCCATATATCGTCCGTAAAATTTCTGTTGTCGGACATATTTCACATATGTATCAATCCTATGAGTATAATATATTCCAATTACCTGTGATAGCTGGTCTCCAATATTTACAGATTTAGCCATCCACTTCTCACCAGTTAATTTTTCAGACGGTATATGCCGATATTCAAGCTTGTTAAATAAATCTGAATAGCAATTTTCATATTCTTCGTCAGACATATACGACACATCGACTTTGAACCCATCAAATATCAATGTTAAAAGCCAATCGATAAATTCATCATCGTCAAATAACTTAAGAAGTTCTTGTTTTGCAATTTCGTGAATTATATTGTCATAAAATTTTGAGAAGTCTCCAAATAAAATCCATCCGTCATTTTCATGTAACTTGTAATACTTGTGTAAATGTATTTCAAATCGCTTTCTCTGCTGAGATATACCTCTCCCTTTAATTGATGCACAATTATCATATATTATGTGCTTTTTAACTTCTGGTAAAAGAATATCATCACATAGAACATGGCGAACAATTCTATCACGGATTTGTATACTTGTAATCGGTCTTACTCGACCTCTTTCGTGTAAAGTAAACTCTTGTGTGAGACCGTTTTTGAGAGTCCTGTTGATAATGTCATCCTGGATTTCAAAAATATAACGCAGAAAGTTCATCATAAACTTCTGTGTGGTTTCTTTCCATTTGCTACTTTTTACAGAGGTCTTATAAGCCCGATACAAATTATTGGCATCGCATACAATTTCCTCATAATTCATATACTATTCACCGTTATAACAATACTTACCGTAGTAAATTGTTTCAGGCTTTGCTATTTATCCTGTTTATAAGGAACGGTATGATATCTCCTTCTTCATTGGTTAAGTGAAGAATCCGGACGAACCCCATTAGAGTTCGAAGCGTTGTTGTAGTTCGTATTGCCATTGTTGTTCACATTAGCGAAATAAGCCGCAGAAACGACGCATAATTAGACATCACCCTTACATCTGAAATATGATTCCATCTTCTTGTCACGCTGACGCCACTTCTTTATCAATCCGATTTCTCGGTCGATAGCTTTAACATATGGACTGTAGAGATTTAAGTCTACTTCAAATATCTCTGCAATCCGTTGCAGTTCCTTAAGAAGCTGCTCACAATTGACTATAGCGGTGTTTTGATAATCTCTTCTCATTTCACACTCGTGAAGATTCGTTGGATAAATCGTGTTGGCTGCCCGGACATTATTCGTAATCAGTGCTGCTAGTTGATCTACTCTGTTTTTAAAATTTTGCATCATAAAACGATACTTAGAAAAGTTCTCTCTATCATCTTTTCCGTATGCATAGCGAAGTCTTACATAATCATCTACACTTTTAACACCGAATCCATGTTGCATAAAATCTATCAGCATATCATGTAATTCAATTGAAAATGTGATAGCCTCGAATTTTGATTCTGTACGATCACTAACTAAAACACTCATTATTCATAATCTTTCCCTGTAATTTCCTTATACTCTTCTGCGGTAATCCAGCGACCAACTGCTAAGCGTACTCTACGCTCATCCCAGAGCTTATCATCATAATAGTCTTTAACCTTTTTAAAGTTTTTACTATGTTCCATATTGTTATTCCTCTCTTTCTAATTTACAGTTCTACATCCTGCATCATAGCTAAGAAGTCAATATTAGAAGACATTTTAGCCATAGCCAGTTCCGTAGCTGAGAACTGACGTAATACAAACCAGTATTCACCATTCATCTCAGTAATCTGGACAAGATCCATATTTTCCATAACCATTTCATCTTCAGAAGTTTTTACTGTTACTTCTGATAATTTTCCTTCAAACATATCCGCTGTAAGCTTAGACGCTGAAATATAGTTATCACCATTTTTTCTAAGATTTTCAATGATAGTGCCATCAGACAGCACCATAGTATAAATTAAATCTTCCATATACTTATCCTTTCCTATAGATTACACCGCCCACAAGGGGCGGAGATTTTTACTTAACCAATGATTCCATACGGACGAACCCCAATAGAGGTCGAAGCGCTGCCGAAGTTCGTACTGCCATAGTGGTCCACATCAGCGAAATAAGCCGCAGAAACGACGTTCTGTAGCCAATAAGTTTCTCTTGTCTTGATCATTCTTGGGTTAAGTGACATAAGTGCCAGCTGTGAATTGCAAACACTATATTTTGTAGGAACTGTCGTTCCGTCATTTGCGGGCTCGAAATAATGTGTACCATATACCATAACCTCTGACATAAGAGCGACTGTTTCATCGAACCATGCTCCTCCAGATGGCTTTCCATTTGCAACTGCATTTACGAGATAAGTTCTATGTGTAAGAAGCATACTTCCAAATGCTGCTTTAAATTTTGCTTTCGCATTATCCAACCCTGTTTTATACATTACAGAGCCTACATATCCGCCCTCTGTTGTATTAGTCGTATTCATCTGACCATTGTAAAGTGATGACGCCGGAACAATAACAAGATGATGCTTTGTGAAATCTGTATCACCGCATCTAAGGAAGTAATCCATATCTGCAATAACCCAGGTCACACCGCCAATTACCCAATAATCTCCGATAAACAGGTCGTCAAAAGTTCCATTTTGAATAGCTGCCTTCTGGGCTGCTGTAACTGATGAGCCGAGGTTCTTTCCTCTATATACATTGCGATGATTAATCGCTGATACAAGCCCGGCAAACTCTACTGCTGCATTTGCTGCTGTCATTTTCTTTGTTCCGCCAGTACCATCTTTAATAATTACGTCTCCGCTATCAAATCTGGTTGCTGCGGAATAATCCGTTACTTTAGGCATTTTCTTTAATCCTCCTTAAAAAATAAAGAGCCTTAGATTTTTCTAAAGCCCTTTGTAGTCACTGTCTAACAGTGCATGATCTGCTACATATCCTAATCTGCTGATAACCCTTCTTATAAAGTTATCCAGATGAGATACCTGCTGTCGTAATGATACAACTTCACTCTCATCAGCAAATATTATACGTCCCTGTATTTCTCTTCCGCTTGAATCGCAGATATTCTGTCCAGATGAGTCATAAATCGGTTGTAATACAGAATGTTCATTAGCAAGCTGTGAACCGAATTTACCAACATCTGCTCCAAGAATTTCTTCATATGCTGCCTGCGCTAAAGATGCTGAGTTCGCTGCCGCTGTTTCAGACTTTTTAGCATTTGTTGCTGATGCTGATGCGTTAGAAGCCGACGATGCTGCAGCATTCTTCGATGAAGCGGCTGAATCAGCATAGCTTTTCGCATTCACTGCACTCGTATTAGCTGCACTTGCAGAGCTAGCCGCACCTGAAGCCGATGATGCCGCTGCGTTTGCTCTTGAATTTGCTGTGCTAGCATATCCGGATGCCTGGCTTGCTGAGCTTGCTGCTTTTGCAGCTGCATCAACTGCCTGTTCTGCATATTGCTTAGCAGTAAGATATTCTGTCGTCGACCTTATGCTCTGTTCCTGTACAGGGTTGAAATCAATCTGCACAGCAATAGCCCCACTGGATACAATCTTGTTATTTAACTCAATCTCCACAATAGGATTTATTTCCCCTGCAAGCGCAGTCATTTGCTTTGTAACTTCAAAGTAAACTGTATGCATAGCAGAATCCCATCCTAATGCAGGATTATATACAAAATTACCATCAACCTTACCACATCTGATATTAACAGTCGCATTCATAGGTATCGTATATTCAAGTCCATCATTATATAACTTTACTGCGATAATCGGTAATCCCTGGTCATACTGTACAAGATGAACCGGACGCACAATCTGACGAGCAGTCATATCAGCATAAGTATGATGTACGACTCTATTTGAATCTGGTGTATATACACCCATTTTTAATCACCTCCTAAATCAACGCCAGTCATCATTGATAAAAATTCAACATCAGAGCGAAGTTGTTCCTGCTCGGAATTATCTTGTATAACATCTTCACCTTTATCAGGCTTAGATACCTCATTATCAGCCTCGATTAATACGAGGTTCTTATCTTTAACTTCTGTAATATTTTCTTCCATAAAACCTCCTAATAATCATTCCAACCAGCGTCAATAAGAACGCCTCGTTCAAATTTGAGATATGCGTGTCCACTACGCCATCTAGCAGCGGTTCCATCACTATTCATAGAATCAATCTGTACAAAATTCATAGTTCCGGTTATTCCTCCGCCATTTTCCCAAGATACATTCTTGAGTTTATAGTAATGCATATCAACGTTGCATCCTAAATTTATAGTATCGGCATCATAGGTTGTACCATTTGAATTATAGCCATTTCTTTCATATAAAAGTTTAACTAAATAATTTTGACCACTCTTAGGCTGTGCAGCCCATGTCATATAATCGCCATCTTCATCTAAGTCGAACACAAGACCTCTACGATTGTCATTTCCAGCCCAACTATTCGTACCTATTTCTCCTATGTACTCATCGGCATACTTATAATGAGACACACCAGCATTAATATTGGCTTCTTTACTACCGGATTTACAATTAACCTGTTTAGCAGTTATATCCAAAGCATTTACATATGTTGTTGTAACTGTATCCTTAGTGATTTTGGTCACATTAGCCTTTGTCTGATACCCTTTCTTTTCAACATCCGACATAGTTGTATATTTATTATCATTCGTAAGTTCTGATACTTTAGTTGGAATAGACGGAGCGTCTGAAATATTTTCATAAGAAATCTGAACATCTTCCGACAATGTTATTCCGTCCCTATCAAGTCGAATAAGAATATTTCCATCTGCGTCTTTTATAAGCGCTGTACCATTTGAGTTGTTTCTTCCACCAAGAATTAAAGTGCCTCCATTTATGCGATTTGCACTCATAGTTCCAGTTTTAACGAAATCTGCTACAATCTGACCATCCTGTGTCATAGCTAAAGCAAATGGACCATTATATCCTGTTGAAGAATATCCCAATCCACCTTTATTCCAACGCCATACCTTCTTCGCAGTAGCAATGTCATCCGTATCCATAATGAGAATTTCATCCGGATACTTTCCACCAGTACTGCTATGCATAATCACAAATCCACCAAGACCGCCACTAATTAACTGCGTAGCGTTCTCAATAGCCTGTTGCATAAATGTTTTGGTAATGGTATCGGAAATTGCCTGCTTTTGATCAGAAATAGTTGATGCGAGATTTGTTCTTGATTCGCCAAGTTCAATTGACACATACTTATTACTAATTGCGTCATATATAGTTTTTATACACTTTGCTGTAGCGCTAACATTTAACTCTGAAAATTCAACACCTACTGTATCACAAAGATGCACATCTTCCAAAAGTGCATATTTAGCATACTCAGAAGATTGTGATAGCTGTGCAAATGATACAGTCAATGATACAGCTGGTACTCCTATATTGTTTGCTTTCATATAAGAATTAGCTCTTGTTCTAAGCTGCTCTTGACTTGGTTTTTCCTGCCATTCCTGCGATAAATCCAGTGGATAAATCCTTGTAAAGTTATATGTACCAGATGCTTTTACAATCTTCTCATTTAACTGCACAAGACCTTCCTGCTCAGAATACCAGAACGGATAAACGCCTGTATAGACAGAACTGCAATTCTCTTCCTGTTTCAAATCAGTAAGATTCTTACCATATCTAATGCTAACGCCTCTATCCGCGCCTCTTTTATTCCAAAGTTTTACGTTGAACTTATCGAACTCATACTCTCCTCCATACACATCAAGGATTGAACCATCAACACCTCCAAGTAGTGAACGCATACTCGATGGTTTGAGAACTGTCATATTTGCAGTTGTAATTTTGTCCGTTGAAAATGAAAACGGACAATCAACCGCTGATGCGGATTTCATATTAATAAATGCATTTTGAACTGTATCGGCTGCAAATGCTGATACTGGGTATCCAGACATATCGTAACTTATATGTTCTGCATTTATTGTAACAATTCCATTAATTGGCTTTGTGATTGCATAGATTCGGAATGGTTGTGGGTCAGAATAAGGATTTGGCTTTGCCATAATGATACGCCTAAGCTGTAATTCCTTATATCTGATACCTGTGACAGGATATTCCATTTCAAGTTCGAACTCACCATTTCTTTCTTCAGTAACTTCGCAAGTAATAGCATCACTTAATGCACCTAATCCATTCGTTGTGAATGACATTTCTGTAGACTCATGAAGAGTAATCATAGTGTCCACCATTTAGGTATCACCTCCACACTTGTTATTCCACCAGAAAAAGAAATTTCGTTTTCGCCTTTTATAAGCTTCGGAAATCCGTTGCTCAACGTTACAAGTGAATTGCAATTTGTAGTACCTTTATAAGCATCCTGTAATTCACTATCAATAGTCAGATACGAGCTAATGTTCGAAATAGTGATAACATAGTCACCAATTCTCAGATTGCCCTTTCCAGAACCGTTCACTTTTATAATAGGAAGCGATTTGAATCCTGTGGGATTTCTTAATTTGCTCGTTGTTCTAACAATTACTGGAATATCTCCAGATTTAAGAAAACGCTGAGGTTTACAATCAAATGCGACTGTAATACGCCCAGCGTGCTGTAATATGTTTTCAATTGTTCCGCCACTCTTATAAGCAGCAAGTCGATAATATTCCGGCTCATATGAATCTTCCAACTTAGCATATCCAGATGCGGAATTAAGCCACTCCGAAATAAAATTTGCCATAATTGTAAAATCCTTATTTCCAGCACCAATAGCTATGTCATAACTTCTTGATACGTTCTTATATGACCCTTTATCGACATAAATATCCCCGTTTCTTCCAGGAATATGTGTAACTTCATAGTCCTTTTCCGGAGTTTCATATCCAGGCGGATGCTCCACTTGGATAGCGAATTCTTCTGATGAAACACCATTGTAAATAATTACGCCCATGAAGCATCCCTCCTTTCAACTTGTCTCTGAATAATGTTTGATACTTCTTCAGCAATCTCTTTAGGATTACTTCCTGTGATATTAAATGTATTTTCGAATGAATTTCCGCCATTAAAGTTTCCAACTGCATCCGAAATCTTATCCAATACACTAGAGTTATCAGTTGCTTTACTTCTTACTTCATTAATACGACTACCAGTTCTATTGGCAATATCTAATGAACCAGATAATGAATATCCATCAACGCTCTTCATCATACTAAACAACTGATTAGCACCATTTTGAATATTTGACAGATCCATCACCGGTCTTATAGTTGGTTCCGAATCGATATCCGAATCAACCAAATCTGCAATAGTTGAAAGTGTGTCAGACATTGCTCCGACGGCACCTTTTCCCATATCAACAGTAGCATCTGATACTTTTCCGGCATAGGCTTTAACACCATTGATAAATCCCTCATCAGTATACCTACCAATTTCAGCAAATACTCTTGATGGTGAATGAATGCCAAGAAAGTTCTTTACTCCATTTACAGCGCTTTTAGCCGCATTAATTGCTGAATTAGCCAAATCAGATGCTTTATCTGTAATACCACTGATAAGTCCACCTATAATATGCTTTCCAACATCTTTGAAGTCATTTATTTTATCGCGAATGACCTGCTTGGCATTTGATATCAAATCACGTACAGTTTCCTTAAGATTTGATAATTTCTCCTTGATACCACTGATAAGTCCGGAGTTCATTATCTTAGAACCAACTTCTTTGATATCAACAACTCCACCAGTAAGTACAAGAACCGCTGCGCGAATTAATGCTTTAAACAAATTTCGTATGTCATTTGCTAATCGCTCAGAGTTATTATCAATGGCACTAATAATTCCCTCAATAAAGCTCAACAACAAATTAACACCAGATTGAATCACATCTGGTAATTTTTGTGCTATTCCGTCGATAAAGTTCAGCACAATATCTATAGCAGTTTGAACCACCATTCCGATATTATCTGCAATTCCTTGTAGACATGCAATCAGAATATCGAACACAGCCTGTACAATTTCTGGCGTATGCTCAGCCAAAGTTTGAAGAGTTGTAACCAACAATGTTACGAGAACTTCGACCAGTTGTGGTACAACATTTGATATCGCCGTCAGACAAGCCGTAATAATAATGACCAGCGACTCTAAAATTTGTGGCGCTGCTCCTGCTAATGCAACGCAGAACTGAGCAATTCCCTCTGCCAATTTGACCAATACTGCCGGAATCAAATCTGCCACGCCTGTAATGATGACTGCCAATGCTGCTACAAGTGCTGTCGCTCCTGCTGTTCCAGCTGCTGCTACCGCAGTAAATCCAATAGCAAGTGCCTGTAGTCCAAGTCCAGCAGCTAATAAACCTGCTCCTGTCGCAGCAACTCCGACACCTATAAGTGTAAATGCCCCTGCTAACGCTAAAATACTTGGAATAATCGGTGATAATACAGCACCAGCTACACCTATAATTGCAAATGCTCCTGCCAAAGAAACCAAACCTTTTGCTATTGCTTCCCAACTCATAGCACCAAGTATACTCAGAACTGGTGCCAACACCGCTAACGAAGCACTTGCAATGAGTAATGCTGCTGAACCAGCTAATGTTCCGTTCATAAGATTTAACGCTATCGATAATTCCGCTAACGCTCCTCCCATAGTAACAAGACCTTTGCCAATCTCTTCCCATGTGAAATTTCCCATTGTACTTAGAACATTTGACAATATTGTAAGTGCTCCGGCAACGGCAATAAGACCAACACCTGTTGATACCATATTTTTAGGCATTAAATTGACAGCTAATGTAATCTCTGCCAATGCCCCTGCCATAACGGTCAGTCCTCTGCCAATTTCATCCCACTGCATAGAACCAAAATCTTCTACAGCCGATGCCATAATTTTCATTGCGCCTGCAATAGCGATTAATGCAATACCAGTAGATATAACATGTTTAGCATTGCCTGTAAGATTTGTAAATGTTGCAATCTCTGCGAGTAATATGCCAATACTTGTAAGACCTTTTCCAATCTCACTCCACTGCATAGAACCAAAATCTTTGCAAGCGGATGCTAATACTTTTATAGCAGCTGATAGCACAAGAATTCCCGTTGCTGTTGATACTGCTTTTCCACTAAATTTAGCCGTATTCAAGAATAAAGCTATTTCTGCCATTAGGACACCTACTCCAGTAAGTCCCTTGCCAAGTTCTCCCCAACTAAGTTGCGATATATCTTTGCAAGCGGATGCTAATATCTTAACAGCTGTTGCCAGGAATATAAGATTAAACGCCCCTTTTGCAATTGTCTTTTCATCTTTTGAAATAACTTTTGCAACTCCTGCCAATACGCCAGAAATTACTGTAATACCGGTAAGCCCTTTAGCTATCTCATTCCAACTCAAAGATGCAATCTTTTTCAATGCTGATGCAAGAATTAGCACCGAAACTGATAATCCCAACATAATTGTAACTGTCTTTGTTGCTTTCTTAAGATCGCCGCTTATCTTTGTAAAGATAGCCATAGATGCCATAAGTTCTGCAAATAATCCTGTTAATGCGGTAATAGCTGATGCTAATTTTGCAGAGTCAATAAGTGAAAGCACAACAATCGCGCCAGTAAGAATTGCGATTGCACTGGCAATCTTAATCAAAGTTCCCGCTTTCAATTGTGTCTGATATGCTTCAAAGCAACCTCTAACACTGTCAAGAATCCCCTTGATTTGGTCTGTTAGTTTCGTAACATCACTCACAGCATCTGTTATTCCTTTAAGGAATTTATTGATTCCAACCGCAATTCCAGCTAATGAAATTCCGCTGAGAACATCGAACACACTTGAGAAATTGATATCGCTAATGTCTTCTACAAATCCACTTGCAAGAGTCTTCATTGCTTTTGCAATACCAGTTCCAATAGTCTTTACCCCATCCCATAATGCCTGGAGTACTTGTAAAAACTTAGAATTTTCAAGTACCTTACCCATTGCACCGATTGCAATTTCAACACCGCTTCGCATTCCGTCAGCAGCTTCTCCAACTTCTGACATTCTTGTATGTACTCTTTCCAGAACAGAATGAATAACTGCAAATCCGCCGGTATCATACTTCTGCTTTATAGCATTTGCGAATCTTGTGACTGCGTCAACAGCTTTGTCAATTAAATCTGTTGCTACTGCCACGCCTGTTTTTATATATTTAATCACGGTCTGTATAGCGACATTGAATATATCTGTTTTCTTGATAGTTTCATCAAGTTTTACAAGCCAATCTCCGAAACGAGCTGTTACAGATAAAATAGAACCGGCTAAATCACCAGTCCCTCCTAATAGAGAGCCTACTCCTTTTGCAACTGCTACGAATGCCTGCTTAACAATGTCAATTACTGCAAACAAACCCTTGAATGTTCTTTTCAAATTTTCCGAATTCGTATCGCTGAGTTTCAAATGTGCTGTCAAATTTTTTAACGCATCTGTAATATTGTATAATTGTTGCGCAGTCATTGGCGGGAAGATTTCGCGGAATGCTTCTTTCACAGGCTTAATAATACTAAGCACACCCTCAAAAGCATTTCTTGCTGCTTCTATAAGCGCTGTTCTTCCTCCCAAGTCTTTCCAACCCTGTAACATACTATTTCTAGCATCTGCTGATGAATTTATAATTGCACTGAATGTATTACTCATCTCTGTGAGTAATTCTTTTGCTTCATCGAAGTTACCAACGATAATTTCCCAGCTCTGAGTCCATCCAGACTGTGCTGCTTCTTTCAATGTGTCAAATAACTGAGAAAATGTCTTTACCTTTGTAGCGGCATCATTGGCAGTCTGCCCCATTTTGATTATTGATGCTATCTGCTCTTCTGAGTAACCCATAGTTCTGAGCTGTTCCTCATTCAAGTCACCTGTAAACTTAGATAATGTCTCCGTTAAAATGTCAGATGTCAACCAGCCTTTCTGTAAAGTTTCTCTGAACGACCCTTCATCTTTAATCATGTCGTCAATAGCTATTCCATGCACTCTTGCTGTTTCTTTTAAAGCATCCTGGAATACCTGACCACCCATACCAGCATTTACGACTGAGTTCCAATCCTGTAATTTTACTGTTCCTGCCGCTAATGCCTGTGATAACTGATACATTGCTGTACTTGCCTGCTGTGAATTTGATCCTGATACAGCGGCAAGGTTGGCAATACCTTTAATTGCAGAAACAGAGGTATCCAAATCAACACCCGCCGCTGTAAAGGTACCAATATTACGTGTCATCTCCGTAAAATTATAAATGGTCTTATCTGAATAACGATTTAACTCATCTAATGCATTATTAACCTGGTCAAGGGTAGTACCCTTTGATGAAGTATTTGCTAAGATTGTCTGAACTGCATTAATCTGCGTTTCATATTCTTGAAATCCTGTTTTGATTGGATCGATAGTTAGTGCCGATACAATACTTTTACCTGCATTTACTGCCGAATTTGTAATATTTGCCAATGCCGTAATAGCCATAACCTCTAATGCTGAGAATTTAGCATTAACGGTTTCAACAGCATTTGATAATCCAGAAAGATTTATCTTACCAGAGGCTTTTTCAACACTTTCAAGTCCTTTTGTTGCTCCATCCATATTCAAGCTCTTTTTAAGTTTGTCTATAGAAGATAAGCTTGTCTGAATATTATTTTCAAACTGCTTATTGTCAAATCGCATTTCAACGACTCTTTGATCAACAGTTGTACTCATAGACTTGTAACCTCCTTCCACGCCGACTTGACAATTTCGTCAAAAATAGGCTGAATAGCAGGATTGATATAATCTCGACCCTGTACCCAGCCTCCGTTACGAGTTCCATGTCCATACTGCAAGATAATTGCAATTGGAACTCCATTTTGAATATTTGTATTATAAAATCTAATAGATACTGAACCCTTCTCCTGCTTGATTTCGTAATTCCACGAATTTGCAGTTTTTCCAGTATTTCTCGGCGTAGCAGACGCAAGGGCTGCCACACCTTGACGACCATACTTATCAAGGTCGCCTATCTGTGCTACTTCTTTCACTCTTTCCAGATATCTGGTAAGCTTGTGGAAGTCGCCCTTTTGTCTGAAACTGATCATATGTATTTACCCCTACTTAACTCTAATCTTCGTACCTGCATAAATCAGATTCGGATTGCCAATGCCATTAAGACGTACAAGATTGTCAACCGTAGTACCATTAGCAGCGGCGATTTTTGATAACACATCACCAGACTGAATTGTGTAGTATTTCTTTTCTGCTTCACCATTTACAATTCCCTGTACCTCCGAATAACGGTCTCCTAAAACAGCCTTTCTTGTATCACCATTACCGTATTTTCCAGAAAGAACTTCATTTGCCAAATCATTGGCAGAAGCTTCATAAATATGGTTAATGAAACTCTGTACTTCATCGTATCGTGTTCCAAGATTAGCTCTTCTGTCATCTCCGTCTCCAAATTCGCCACTCATAGTTCTTTCAACTAATTCAAGAGTGGAACCATCTGGAGTATTAACTACTGGCTGAGGTGTTGGCTCTGGTGACACATTCTCTCCGTTTATAGCTGCATATGCTCTCCAAGAGTCAGCATCACCATAAAACTTATCGAGGTCAAGATTTCCGTTATATCCGCTAATCTGACCAACTGAACTATACTGTCTAATAGCACACGCATAAGCCCCCTCATTCCAAGGTGTCTCCTGGTATCCAGTTGGTGTGTAATCTGGATACTGCGCAATCCATAGTCCGTAATCACCAATACCGTCAATTCTTTCCATAGCACTCTTCTGAATATAGACAAGTGGTTTTACACCAGTCTTAGAGAATACATAATCACAGAATCCTTTAACCCAATCGAAATCGTTCTCACCAAATGTTGGATTATCCTGTCCTTCCCAATCAAGACAAAGAATAGCTTCTCCCACGCGATTTCCAACAACATCAAGGAAATGGTTTGCCTCTGCAACATAATCGCCTCCCTCGGCATAGTGATAACATCCGACAAGCTTTCCATTTTCTTTTGCCTGCTGATACTGTCTAACAAAATCTTTGCTGACAAATCCAGTACCCTGAGTAGCTTTCATAATTACAAAATCAGCGGCAACAGCAGATAAATCAATACCTTCCTGCCAACCGCTGATATCAATACCATTAAGTCCCATAGTATTTCGTCCTCCTATCCTTTTGAATGAAATCTCTTTCTATTTGCAGCGTTTATTGCAGCGTGCTGACGATATAGTTCCTGCTGACTCATTTTCTTTTTAGGTTGATTCTTCTCGTTGAATACCCTTATCAAAGTAAGCAATCTATTCAAATGCCATTTCTGACATTCCATAGGAATATTGAAACTAATCATCCAGTAATAAATAAGTTCCGCTGTAATCTGCTCTCGATTTGTTGTTATTTTCTTTTTTGTTTCAGTGAACCAAGTAGCAGTCATTGGTAACGCAATATACCTGTTCACTTCTTCTATGTTTGCTATTGTTAAATAGTTGTAGCAATCATCTGGTACATTTTGTGTAATGGTCATACATCGCACATAGTCGATAATCTCTGCGGTGGTTTTCTCTTTCTTGTTTATAAAAGGCTTATTCCACTTAGCTTCCCATTTAGCAACTGAAACCAGAGAATGCTCTAACTGTAATTTTCGTTCCTTTGTATGGATGAACTGTTCATTCTTTTCATCCCATAATTCAACTGAAGGTATTACGATATTAAGCATCTGTACACCTCCCAAATGGAATTTACTGTGCCGTTCCCGAAACAACTGTTAAATTCTTATTCTCTGCTGCTGACTGTGCTGCATCATCCTTAATCTGAGGAATGATTGCATTGATAAAATCAGAAGCAGCATTAACATCTCCAGATAAGAATAATCTCTGAAACAGCACGTCATATGCCGGTGATTCTGTGAATGCTTTGCTGATTTCTTCTCCTTTTTCAAGCCTTCTTCCATCTGCCGACTTGATGCCGTATGCGGATAAGATAATCTTCTTGAATGAAGCCATAATTTCCGGAACATTCTTGGCATTTACAATTCTCATAAGGTACTCTGCAAGACCGCCAGGCATACTTACCTCTAACTCCGTAATCTCTGTTTTGCTAAGGTTGAAATAATGGTCTTCTGTTCTTTCTGTCCCGTTGAAATCAACGTAAGTAATAGTTTCTTTATGCATTTTGAATTTCTCCTTTCAAATTAAAAAAAGCGACGCCAGCCGAACTGAATACGTCGCATAGACTGAATATTTAATTAACCTTCGGTTGTCATCATAGAAATGATTTCATCTGGCATTGGAAGTCTTGGCTCAGTTGATCCAGAACCATCTGTTCCATAAAGAATACCTTCCAACTTCTGAAGCTTTGTGGCATCTACCTTTGTCGAGTCGAATGTCATTGTAGCTGTTGCTTTGAGTTTCTTACCCTTAACAGCCGCAGTAACTTTAACAGGTGTTGCACTGTATTCCCAGGACATAGCCAATGGCTCTGGACTCTCATTTACAGATGAATTCTGTTTCTCTGACGGAGAAGCAAGGCATCCCCATACTAAGTGAAGTTTATAGCCATGGTCATTTGACTCTGTATCATTTCCGAGAATAGTCTTATATGCAAGACCAAACTTCTTACGGTTCTGCTGACCTGCATATACTCCAGGTGCAACCTCTACAGAACCATCGCATTCAGCAAACTCATCTGGTGCCGTATATGCTTCGATAGTTCCACCAGCTGTTTCAGCAGACATAAGATTGAGATACTCGATGTTATCTGCATAAATCTTATTCGACTCTGCTCCTCCAGGACTGTCTGTAATAGAACTTACACCATTCCAAGCAACACCCTTTGTGTAACCATTTGTCTGAAATGGGTAAAGAGCGACTTCACTGACACCAGTTTCAAACAATCGCTCACCTTCATTATCCCATGTAAGTTTTGACATGTTGATTTCCTCCTAATAATAAATTTCATATACTGTGTGATTCAAATTATCATTGGTATAGGCTGTATTGAACCTGCACATTGGTAATTCAGATACTTTGTCTGCTATATCGCTATCTGGATTGCTGTCTATAACTGTCACCGAATAACGATTTGAAGACAAATAAACCCTGTCATCGGCGTGCCTCTTATCTTTTCCATTAAGGGCATACACAATGGCAGGGTATTTCATACTAACAGATGCTGGCGGTTGAAAATAAGCTCGGCACTCTTTCCCTCTCTCCGGGCAAGCTAATATACCGCAAAGAATACTATGCAGTTTAAGTCGTCTGCTCATTATAAACACCTCCAACTGTCAGAATTAATCGTGGATACTGAACTTCTACGCTCGTAATTTTCCACTTAGCTCCCATAAATACGATATATCGCATATTCTGGAAATTCTCATAAGCAAACGGGTCAGCAATAATACTAAACTCATTTGAAATATTAAGGTTATCATTAAGTGATGTTCCAGTTTCGTGCTGAGCCTTACTCCTATTAACATCACCATAATGATTATGCTCTACAATATGGTCTGTCCATACACCGGGAGCTGTTTCTTCTGATACGGAATAACCAATTGCTCCAAAAAATTTACTCATTTTGAAATTTCCTTTCTAAGATTTATCTTAGCCTGCTAAGTCGCCAGTCTGCTGACCCTTAGTATCTGTGACATCTTCCTCAATAGCAATTGCTGAGTAGACTCTTGTAAGAGCTCCAGAGCAGCGTGTCTCAAGAAGTGATTTCTCCTGGTTGAAGTCGATATCGAACTGAGTGAAGTGTGTGATTTCTCCACCCTTTGTTGCTCCGAGAGAATAATCCTGAAGATTTACGACAAGAGCGATAAGCTTCTTTGTCTTTCCATCTGAAGTCTTTCTTGTCTTGTTAGCGAACTGCTCGGCTGTATTGATGCTGCCAACATTTAACGCTGTAGCAAGCTCAGCCTTAGAAGAGTAGATTCTTCTACCGTTCAAATCTCTTGCAAGAAGCATTACATTTGCCATATGCGGTGTGCAGTATAAGTCTGGTGTACCAGTTCCCTTATAGTTCTCTCTTGCATAGAGTAATGTCTGTACCATTGCTTCAGCGTACACATAGTTATCACAGAAGTTTGCGCCTGTATTTGTTCCCTGAAGCTCAGCCTTCATAGTTGTAATATCGAGATCGGTATGAATTGTGTAAAGGTCGTCATCAAGCCAGATTGGTCTGATATGCTCTGGGAAGATTTTATCCTCTGCACCATCATCACGACCGTCACCAATCATAATTGCCTTAGCAAGCTCCTCGTTAAGGTTCATACGATCAATGCTGTACAGATATGCAACATAATCGAAATCAGTGATGTCAACAATGTCATCTCTGTTAAGTGCATTCCTTACATAAATAGTCTGTGGGTCTGTTGTTCTTCTTACAAGATTGAAGTTTCCTGCTAACTTCTTCTGCTTTCCTTTCTGGTAGCCATGAGCTTTAAGAGTGTCAATATTTCTGATATCAGCCTGTGTTGTTCTGATTCTTGACATAGGTGACTTATGTATCTTAGAAATAACAGTGCTAATCCAACCCTGATCATTAGTAATAAGCTCCGGTGCACCAGGTCTTACCTCTGCATACTCTGGGAAAAGCTTAGAAAGGTCTCCTGTTGCAACACCACTGCTAGTTGCATCATGCTGAAGTGCATTCTCCTCTGCATACATCTGTAATGCATTCTTAAAAGTACCAACTGTTCTCATCTTTGCTGTCTCAATTATAGCTACCTGGTCAGCATGAGAAAGTGTGTTATCCTGTGCCTGTGCACTGTTCTCAAATACGTTATGTTTCATCGCCATTTTATCATTTCCTCCTTCATTATCATCTGAGTTATCATTGTTTTCATTGTTTTCATTATCTTCCATAATTGTCCCGATAACGGCATATACAGCAGTCTTCTGCTTTTCTGTAAGTGAGTCAAAGACATCTTCTACAGTCTCATCATCTTCGGACTTTTCTTTTTTCTTATCTTCTGGATCCTTAGTTTTCTCTTCGTCATCTGGTTTGTCATCAGAGTGCATAAATACTGTTACGCCCTCATCATAACAAGCGATAATCCCAGAACCATCTTCTCCATGAGCAATTACATCATCAATAAAAGCTCCAGGATTAGCTCCAGCAAGTACAAGACTAACCTCTCTGATTAATCCATGAATTACATCTGAACCTTTCTGCATTAACTGGTTTGCAAAGATTGAAAGTGACTTTACATCGCCATGCTGTACCAGCTCTTTTGCTGTCCTGCCATTATCCGTGTCATTAAATTCGCAATACGCATACACACCATCTTTACGATTTTCAAGATGTGCTAATCCAAGTACATCGTTTACATCATCGTGATTGTGATTCCATACTAATGGCACGGTCTGTCCATTCTGTGCTTTAAAAGCATCTTTTTTAATTACACGACCATCACTGCAAGTAAGGTCATTTCGTGTGGCATAGCCACCAAAATCATACTTCATTTTGAATTTCTCCTCCTATATCTTGATTTTCATCATCAGTCTGAGTTGCGATTCCAGAATCAGATTGTGATATGTTACTATTTCTCAATTCATCCGCCTTAGGGTCATCAGATGGTTTCCATCCAATTACCTGACGCATTTCATTTGATGATGCTACTTCATTTCTTGTAAACTTGTCTGTTATCTCAGCAATTTCACTGATTGGTACAAGTTTAAATGGGTCTCTAAAGAACTTGATCGATTTGTTCTTTGTACGGGCGGTCTTTGTAAGGAACTTGCGTTTCATTTCATCAACAATCGCTGACAAAATTGGTTCTATTGTCCTATTGTAGTAATTAAGCATTGTCTTCTCGTCAGCTGTTCCATCTAATATGCTCTGAGTGATACCTAACTGGCTATATAGCATACTCGTCAAATATTCAATCTGCTTCATCAGATTATTCTCAACCGAACGATTTAACTGTGTAACATGCTCCGTTCCATCAATATACGCAATTCCATACTTTGAGCCGGATAACTGTTCTTCTATATCTTTCCTTCGAAGTTCAGCCTGCTTTCTTCTTGCATCTGATTTGATAACATATGGTAGCTGGATAATTAAATCCAATTTTCCGGAACTGCTCTGTTCATCAACAGCATCCAAAAGATTCAACTTTCGAACCAATCTCTGCATTGTAGAATTCGGTTCATTAATAACGGCATAAAGCGGGTTTTCAATAATTGCTACGTTTCTCTTTGGCATAGTAATTGTCTGCCTTACACCTGTCTGTTCGTTATATACCTCCAACTTTACATGCTGTGGATACCAGTCAACCACTTTTCCTACTCGCATTGACGTTATATCAAATCCGTTAGATATATCTGGGTCAATTGTAGTGTCAACAGGTACTATCGCTACAACACCTTCATCCATCATTGACATAACTACATCCTGTATGAATGCTCTTCCTGTCTGGTCAAGATTTGCCTCTAATGATAAGCAATCATTAAGTCCAGATTTTATAACATTTAAAAACCGCCCTTCATCATCCAACTGAACATGCTGAATGTTAATGGCGGCTACATCTAAAGCTATTCGATTGTAAACAGAGGTCACGATAGAACGCTCATTTCCTCTTGTGAGCCTAAATCTGTCTGGTCGATATGCATATCCACCACCTATACCATACTGATAATTGGCAGTGGGGGCTCGATTCAGAAATGCATTCCAGGCGTGTTTCAGTCTGGAGCCAACTGTTAATTCCATTTTGAATTTTTCCTCCTTATTCAAACATATCTCGATTGAGCTTATATGCAACATATGCATCCATCATAGCTGCCACTGCATCAATTTTCTGATCATATCTTTTCTTTAACAATTTACGGTTTCCGTTAGTATCCTCTAAAGTAATACAGTTTCCCATCGTAAATGTCATAAGCTCTTCATCGAACAGAAGCATTCTATCTTCTGATAATTTCTTTAATTCTCCAAGTGGAACTGATTCTGTCTTAGCTCCCTGGATTACTTTTTCTACACCAAATACACCATTTTCCTGTACCCAACGTTCTACGAAATCTTTTGCGTTATATGGGTCGTACCCAAAACACCTTACATCGTAACCACTTTCAATAATGTAGTTGTCCAAATCTTCATATACATCCATCATATCCAGAACAGTTCCTTCCATAACAATAAGACTACCTTCTTTAATGAACTCTTCATACTTCAATCTCATTGCAGACTGTAATTTCATTAATGTTCTCTGTGTTATGTAATTTCGTGTCTTTACACCAAATGCACCATTAGATAATGGAAACAGAAACGTAAATGCACAGAAGTCATCTCCCTGTGATAGATCTCCACCTAAAGAGCATGGCAACTGCCAAAAATCTCTTTTTCGATGTGGCAGAGTTTCTTCATATGTGAAGTAATACGTATAACCTTCCATCGGCAGACCAAATCGTTTTGCAAGTATATCATTTCTTGCTGCTGGGGCTTTTTCTGCTCTTTCAACATCAAGCTGATATGTTTCATAACTGACTGTTTTTCCTAAATTTGGATTAGCCTTCAACCACATATCTGGATTTGAAACTTCTTCGACAGAATCAAGTTTGTACCACCAGATAGAAACATGAGGGTTAATATATTCGCCTTTTAGGATGTCCTGCAATTCCATTTTGATTGTATCGCCAGCTCCGTTACGGACTGTACCTTCAGAGCTAATAGCAACAATCAAATAATCGTCTACCTTTGACGCACCCTGCTCAATAGCACCGATTACGTCTTCTCTGATATCTCCGGATAACCATTCGTCAACAGTTGCAACCTTGAGCTGCAATCCCTGTAACTTATCTATCCTCATCGGACGAATTTCCAATAACGAACCGGTAAGAAAATTTTCTATTCCTTTCTTGGTCGATGCCAATTTAACTCTATTGGCTTTTGAACCGCTGGTGTTCATTATTGAGCCATCTGTAAGAAATTTATAGAATGGTCCTCTTGAACGCGTAATAGCTGTACGAATAGGTGATAAGACTTCTTCTGCCTGTTTCATTGTTGGTGCAGTTGTAATCTGGTGTGTTGTCGTGATATCGACATTAAGAAAATAGTTCTGTAAACAAGAACCATACATAGATTTTGCGGCACCTCGTGCTACTATGAGGTACTGCTTGTTAATAAGCCTCTTTCTGATATGCTTTTTAACATAATGCCCACCATGACCGTCTTCCGACGGTTCATAGACACTTCTTTCAACAAAATAATACCAACCAAAAATTTGTTCAGACCATACTTTAAATGAATCAAGAAGATTCAGATCTGAACCATCGGTAAGCGTTAATTCATTTTCGCAGTATAAGATAAATCCTTCAACTGCTTTATCATCGTAATATACTCCAGGATTTGCAATAAGGTCATCAATACGGTTCATCTCCATAGAGATTTCCTTATTTACTGGTATCTCACCTCGAATAACGGCATCACGAAACATGCCGTAATATTTCGGGACGGCTGTGTTTGATAATGCCATATCTTACTCCTTATTTACCTCGCAATTCTTTAATGCTTAATGCGATACCAAGAGCAGAACCTGTTACCACCAGTACATCACCTGCTACTGATAATACATTCGTAACACATTCTCGTCCCTTAGATATCTTCGGCTCTTCAACTTCCGAAAATAATTTTTGGTATTGCTGCTCAAGTAACTCTCTGTTGATTCTGTCTCGCATTTCTTTATCAGACATATTCGATAAATCCATACTTTTTCGCTTAGATTTCGGTCGCGTTTCGCTTTCCATTGATTTTAACTGGCGAACCATAGACGAACTGGTGTCAACGATTTTTTTACTTCGTTCTAAATCTTCTCTAGCCCATCTATTAGGATCCGGATGACTTGTATCAATTCTGTTATCTTTTTTCTTTGCGAGATTATCTCTTATATCTCTGTCATATCGCTTTTTGCCCTGAGGTGTTAAAGAACCATCTTTGTTCTGATAACGGCGAACACCCCATCTCATACCTTTGATACCGTGGTGTTCTAATTCATTATTCATTTTGAATATTCACCTCCCTATCTCTTTACAAATGAAAAGAGACTATGTTTCCATAGTCCCTCATAGTAATCAAATATTTACTTTTTTAAAATCTGTTTTGCTAATTTTTCAGTTAAAACGATATCCGGATGTTTACGCATATATACCAAAATTGGTTCAAAAGTTTTGTCTGATAACATCTGACTACATAAGAAATATTCGTTATTTCCTGTTAATGATAAAACTGTTTTTACAAATGGTATGTGCTTTATGATATTGTAAGTTACACGTTTCATTTTTAGTCCTTCTTTCTCGGAATATTAATAATCGTAATAATTATTTAAAATTTCCGTGTTACTAAGATTAGATTTTGGATGCTTCTTTCTATATTCATTTACAATTTGTGTCTCTTTTTTCTTTGTCTGAGTATCAGAAACTTTTTTAATGCCCATTACATAAGCCGCTCCAGCTGCAATCGCAGGTGCATAAGCCCTAGTCGATAAATCGGTCATTCCAATTTTGTAATTCTTTTCAATCTCCTGTTTTCCAACCTCACTGATTTTATCAACAGTAGCTTTATCTGCCATATTAAATCCTATCACAGGCTTACTACTTTTGTATCCGCTATATTTTTTATCGTTTATGTCTATTATAGCATCATACCCTTTGCTTTTCAATTTATCATAAAAGCCTTTATTGATACTTGATGATGTCGGTAATTGATGATCTACAAGGGTTAAATTTAATGCATTATAGACATCAGCATCTATTTTACCTTTTGATAACTTTGTAGCCGCTTTAGATATGAGATCATTTTGCGATTTTAATGCATATCTATTTTTTGAAGACTCTAAGTGTTTGCTTAGCTGTTCTGCATATTGCTTGTCTCCGTTCACTAATTCACTCAATGCCCGAGTAGCTGATTTTTCAGATGCGACCTTTATAGTCTTATTAATTCCAATTTGAGTATCGTAAACTTTATTGGTTCCATATGATGATAAAGCCTTTCCATAGATGCCTTTATATTTAGCTTGATCCATTTTTGTTTGCGAAAAGTAGAAAGCATCCTCAATGCCTTTATTGCTATTCATTGATATATTATGAATTTTAGTGCCAGGTTTTATTATTTTGTCTACAGTTTTATCATAATGCTTGTATGCAACATATGCAGTTATAGCCGCTACTGTCATTCCAGAAATTGCTGCTATAGCTTTTTCTGTTTTGACTCGTTTATATGCAGCAATAGCAGCCTCTTCCTCTGTCATACCACTCTGCTTATACTGTTTTTCAAGTGTTAAACGTCTTTTACTCTTTTTTGTCTCATCATTAAGTTTACTCTTTATTTTCTCGTTTTTCACTTGCCTATTAGCATATTTTAACTTACTATTTGCTTTTGTAAAAGCCTCAGCATCTTTCTTTGAATATGTACGATTATATTGTGCAGATGCCTTTCGTGCTGAGGCTTTAGCTTTTTGTTTCTTTGTAACGGCGTCTTCAATGTCAACATTGTATCTTTTCTTCCCTGCATTTTTTAAAGAGCCATCTTTGTTTTGAAAACGACGAACACCCCATCTCATACCTTTAATTCCGTGGTGAGAAAGGGACGCATCGGATTCAGTCTGAGTTGCTGTTACCATCTTCCGTCACCTCCTGATTTTCAGCCATTGTTTTCAACCGCCACTCGTATTCGTTTACTTGGGTTTTATAGCATTCTAATACAGCAGAGCTCATCGGTGGATCGAACAATAATCGAACTTTTAATACCATATAGGATTTTACAAGCTGATAAATTCCACTATCCTGTATAAAATCTGTCCATACAGGAGTTTTATCTTCAATCATAAATCCATTATCAGGACCTACCCCAATCTGTGTCAAAATTGTGAATACAGAATTAATGTGTGTAATAATGTCTAAATCAAATGCGTCATACTCTTCTGACAAACCTAACATTTTTTTCACAGATGTTAATATACTGTCATTCATTCTCTCTGCTGCCATATAGTCACTCCTTTTCAGCTCGAGTAACCCGAATGAACTCAGCCATACAATAGCCATCTCCTACTTCTGTATGAACAGCATAGAAGCCATCAATAACTTCATCATTTTCAAGTTCCACCATCGTCCCAACTGGAATTGTTGTAACGACATCCGATTCTTTATCTGGCTCCTTTCTAACTCTCAGATATCCGCAACTTTCAACAACACCAAAAACTTTAATGTTTTCATTATTTGTATTAGTATCTGCTGACTCTACTGATGACTTAGTAACAGATGCTGTCTGCACTGACTGATTTTCGTTTCTTTCCTCACTCATAAGTAACCTCCTTCTAATGTCTCCATGGACACATATCATTTTTTCTTCTCTCTACAGGTGCATGTGGTAATAAACTTGAATCACCATAATGTATAGCATTGTGAGTATTCAATACTGTTGATATCAAATACTCTGGATTAAGTAAGTCGTCATTTCTATTTATGATGTCCTCTGGTGTAATTGGATTCATATGGTGAATAATAATATTCCCTCGAATTTCATATCCCTCGCAAGCCAAATCACATCCTCTATCTCTGACAACGATTTCGTTTCTAAGTCGTTTCCACTCTTTTGAGTTATAAAAAATTTGATTCAAATATCTGTCAAAACCAAATGTCTCTATTCCAACAGAACCATCTAATTTCAAATATTCAAATCTTTCTTGAAATGTTGGCAAACGGGTAAGCTCTGTATATGTCCTAATCATCCCACTCATATTCATCGCTCTCCATTTGTGTATCCTGTCCACTGTATCCTCTGAAAGCATCAAGTGCATTCTTGTATAATTCCTCTGCCTGTTCTGAAGATTGAATACTTTTTGTCTTAGCCTCTGTTAGAGCTAACTCTTTTTTCGTCTTCTCTAATTCAAGCTCTGCCTGTTTTGTTCCGAGTTTCAAATAATGGACAATAATTTGCGATGGTGCCTTACCAGACCTCATTAAATCCTCAGCACAATCAGTTGCAAGAGAAATCATTTGTTTCTGCCTTGCCTCTGGTGTAATTGCTGGTCGCATTCGCTGACTGGCAGTATCAGAAGATGAGTCTGGCTTAACTTTCCTCATAGTTACCGCCTCCTTTTAAATAATTTCTGCACACTTTACATAAAGTTTCAGCAAGGTTTTAAAGAGTTTACAGAGACTATTACTACACTCTTGTATATGAAAGGAGACAACCTTTAAAGATGAGCCAGCCACCGCTCAGTAACAATCCTATAAACTCTTTAAAACCCTGCTGATATATCAGAACATTTTTCAAAAATTTCCCTCTGGGGAAAAAATAAAGACCGCCGCGATATGGGTGGGGGTATGTTTTTTAGACACCCCCCTATACCCTTAGACAGTCTGCGTATTTTTTAGTGTTTTCTTCACTTTCTTGTATATGTTTCTAAAATCATATTTGATGATTTCGTCTATTGCTCTTTCGATCTCTTTGTCATTCTCTTCATCCGATAGCTCATCCGATGTCCTTGCGATGCGACCAAGATACGATGTCGAGTGATAGCCTTTCTCCTCGTCATATAGCATCCATTCGGTGAACTGATCGAACGGATCATAAGGGTTGTCAATTGTAGTCAATGCACACTTAGTTACATCCATTCTCTATGTTCACTCCTTTCCATTCAGATACTTAGATACAGTTGAAGTAGATACCCCTAAAGCTTCTGCTATTTCAGATGTACTGTAGCCAGATGCAGATAGAGCTGAAATTCTACCCTGTTTAGCTGTACTGAGTGATGTTGTGGCACGAGGAGTAGCCTTTTGTCTGACAACATCAATGTTAGTATTGTTTAGTATCTGTGTTAGCTTGTTCTCACTGATAGCACCAGCCTGTATAGCCTCCCATTCCTTATCAGTTATATCTATAGAAGTTCTCTTAGCTCCTACAGAATTGCGGGCTTTCGATAGAGCCTGCTGACTCGCCTTCTTAATTTCAGCCTTTGTCATATCTGGGTTGTCTCTTTTCTTAGATTGAACCTCTGCATTGGCAATAGTCTGGGCTTGTCTTTCACGAGGGGCGTTCATTAAAGCAACATTTAATTTTCCCATAAGGGAGTATACTTCAGACTGATAGGTTGCTTTTGCAGAAGCAGAATAGGCAATCTTTCCAGTATTAACCATTTCTCTTCTTGCTTGATTTGCTAAAGACTTCATAGAATTTGCATATTTTGCATACGCTTCTTCCTGTGGGGTGCCGGATGATAATTCTCTGGCATCCTTAACTTCAGCCATCTTTGTACTCTTCTGAGTACGAATTTTTATTTTTCCATCTTTGTCAGTGTATGTCTCTTTAACTTCTTTGTAACTAAGAGAACCATCTTCATTGATAGTAGGACTTCCTTTTCTCTTTAATACAGAAGTTTCAGATTTTGCTCTTGAGATAAGAGTAGACGCGCCTTCATGATAGTGACCATTTGAATCTGTTGTACCTTGGTATTTCTTCTTCAAAGTTGCAATGTCGTTATCAATTTCACTCTGCTTATAATCAAGCTTATGTTTTTGAGCATCAATAACAACCATACTATGACGAACAGCTTTTGCTAATTCTGGTTCAGTAGCACCCTTCAAAGTCATATCTGTAATAAGGTTAGAAATCTTACCCATTTCAGTCTGAGTATTCGTCATCCTTTGGTATGTTCTACCATTTCTGGTATAGTATTCTTTTCCTTTAGAATCTACTTTTACAGGTTTACTAGAATCTGGACCATATGCATCTTTTGTATCAAAATCCTCTAATCCTTTTAAAGAATGTGTAGAAGTAATTTTTACTTTGCTCTTTGAAGAATTACAAGGTATTACCATTACGGTATCACCATCAAAGTCAGCTCCGGACAATCTATCAGCATTCTTTTTATTAATACCAATGGCATCAGCCGGAGTATTGCCAAGAACCCTCTTTCCTTCAGCTAACTTATTATTTACTTTCAAAATTGGTATCTCGAAAGTTCCTCCATGAGGATAACGAATTAAGGCAACTGTTTCACCATCTTTATAGTTTGGTGCATAAACCTCATTATCTTTAATGGTTGTCAATGGAAGTATTACCTGATATTTCTGTCTTGGCAATGCCGCTGCCTGCAAATGTACAGCAGCTGAATCACAATCATCAGCAAAGGATTTCAACAAAGTTTTCTTTACTGTAGGATTGGTTAATGAACAAATCTCATCAAATTCAGATTGCTTATCTGCCGTTGCTAGACCCAACTGCTTTTTAATAAGAGATAGACTCTGTTTTGATAAGAACTGAGATGGAAGTGTTTTACTCCATTCGCCCCAATCTCCTTCTTCGGCTCTCTTATTGATTAAAGACAAACTCTGTTTCTTTCCAGTTACGGGGTCTGTATACTTTCCTTTTGGGTCATCATAATAACTTTGACCACCATGTTCCTTTATCAAAGAACCAAAAGGATTATCCGGGTCATTCTTAATATCCTTAAGAACTTCCATTTTAGGAACTGATTTTGATTTATTGGTATTGAAAATAACATCAACTCCATCTGGCATATCATCAGAATAGACAGCCATTCCCTTTAGATATTTCTTTCCATCTACCATTATCCGAACCTGCGCGTAATGCGAATCGCCTAATGATAAATCCTGGACTCCTCTACGAAGTTCTATAACACCATCTTTGTTAATACCACCATCTTCTTTGTATCTGATAGCAAGTCGATTAGAATCCATACTAGAAGGGTATTCAAAGCCTTTTCTAAAAGATTCACCACCATCATAAGAAATATAGTCTTTTACAGAATGTACATCCTCATAATTATAAATATCCTTATGCTCTGTTCCAGGAGGACAGATTACTTTTATGTTTGTCTGTTTTCCAGGATTAGTAACCTGTGGAACTCCACCTCCATAAATCGGATAACCTTCCATTTCCAAAATATAAAGAGCCTGGTTAAGTTTCTCTTTCGATACTCCAAGTTCTCTTTCAACTCCGGTACCGACATCAATCATACCTTTTTCATCAATAAGTTTTCTAAGAACATCAGCAGTGGCTTTCGCCTGGTTCATTCTGGCTTCTGAATTTTCATTCAATAAAGACCTTACAGATGAGTCATTTGCAAATTCCATCTTGTCAGCGATTTCATTCAAACTGTAACCTTTTTCTCTAAGGTCTTTGGCTGTTGCAACCTGCACTGCTCTTCTTTCATCTTTAGCAAGACTCATTTGTGTTCTAAGCTGAGTTGTTGTAAGCCCCATAGTCTTAGCAATATCTGTTTCACTCATACCAGACTTTTTCAAAGACTGCACACGACTCAGAAAGTCTCCACTATGCTGATAAGGGTTATCTCCAGAACCCCATGGATATCGACCAGATCTTCTGGCAACACCGTAATGCATAAGCATATCATCTGAAATTTGAGATAATACTTTAGCTATTCGATTCATCGATTAACCCTCCTGTTCTTTTATTTTTCTTATAACCTTATCGAAGGTAATAATTTTATCCATAATTGGAATGATATCTTCTGCTGTTGGATTATGATACAGAACTTCGTTGTTCTGATAGATTCTTAATTCCATATCAATATCAGCAGGTTTTACTTTATATTCCAAACAAAAAAGAGCGGCATAAATCATAAGCTGCTCCATGTGTGCTGGAATTACGCCTGTCTTCAAATCATGAATTCTAAGTAATCCAGACCTGTATGAAATTGAGTCTGCTGTTCCAAAACAGTTTTCAGAATAAAATAATGTCTGCTCAGGTGTCATCTTATAACCAATGGCATCATTAACATACATATTCAAAGTCTTTTGTGATTTTGGTAATTTCTGTCCCAAAGAAATACACTGTGCAGCAAATGCATGCAGTACAGTCCCTTTCTGAGTAGCAAGAAATTTTGAATAGGCATCGGCAACTTTATCTTCGCTGTAATTAATCCAATGATATTTACTAGCTCCTAAGAAAGCGTGTTGCCCCTCAAGATTGGAATGATTGTTGAAGTTCATATAGCACTTCCTCCTTGTTCTCTGGACAAATAAAACGAGAAAAAGACATCCTGTTCATTTGATCCACATAATATTCTTGATTAGGCTGTTTATTAGCCGACGCGCTTTTTTTACATTCCAAAGAAGCCCACTTATCATTATAAAGAATTAGCAGGTCTGGAATGCCTTGAATATAACTCGCATCATTCTTCATAACGATGCATCCAGGAAAAAGTTTTTTAAGCTCTTTAATTAAATTAGCCTGGAATTTGTTTTCTAACATTTTGTAAGCTCCTTTCACAAATATCAAAAGAGAAAGTGAATGCTGTTAAAAACGCATATTTTACCTCTCTCCTCATAAAAGGGAATGTATTTTTCGCGCGCAAAAAAAGAGCATAAAAAAAGAAGAACCTAAGTAACAAGATTCTTCCTTAAAATTTACCAATCACATCTAAATACATTAGACTTACCAAAGAAGTGTCTTTCAGCTAAGAAATCCTTTAATGTTCCCGTATAGCATATTACATACTGATCAGAATTTGTTATTTCTAATACTTTTTCTATTTTAGCATTTCCGCAATAACTTCCAACCAATGGTAACCACTGCTCGAAATCACTTTGTTCTTTTCTTAATTTTGTACAATACTTCATAATAAATACCTCCATTCATTTAATGATTGTTTCTCATAATACAGCTTGCAAATTTAGCGTAAAAAAAAACAGAGATACTTAACAATACCTCTGTCTCATGTATGTAATATACTTTTTAAGCTTCTTTCAAATATACTTCACCATTCTCTTTAACATAGTATTCCCTTGCCGATAAAGTCTCTTGTAATGTTTTTCTAAGAGACTTTCGTATCGCCGATTCTTCTCCATTATATAAAGAGTCCACTAATTCTCCAACTAAATTTTCATATTGTGACTTATCCTCTTTTTTTAGCAATCGCCCTTTATAGTCATTAAGAAATTTTTTTAAAGCACTAAAACTGCTAAGAATCCTTTTTTCACATTTATCAATATATGATGTTATCTCTTGCTCTACATATTTGATAAATTCAACATCATAATTTTGAGAGAAATAAGTCTCAAGCACACTACTCATGCCATACAATTGAATAGATAGCTCTAAACTTTCCTTTATTTGAAATGCATTCGTCACTAATTCATCTATACTTGATTTGCTATTTATTGTGGAATCTAGATCACACATATAAAATTCAATATCTTTCATAGCAACTTTCTTTGCATCTTGAAGACTTGCTATTGTCGCAACTCTCTGCTCATTATGTCCCATAATTGAAGAATAGTTTTCATACGCATATTTTATAAAACTTACTTCTGATAACAGTTCTGCTTTTTTATCTCCATACAAAAATTCTAAAATTTTATCCATACTTTGATTTATCATTTGTAATTCAGAATTTATCTGTTTTATAAAATATTGACTAGAAGCTATTGCCATTGCGGAGAACGCACCTAACATAGCGGCTTCTATATTCATCGAATAAAGAGATGCCGTACCACCAATATGACCAGAAGCATCTAACCATGTACTAGATACTCCACCTTGCTTCAATGACATTAAAGTGTTGTCAATTCCATCTGGAAATCTGAGAATATATGCATTTGCCATTGTGCTACTAGCAACTGCTGTTGGCATATGCTGGAGTGCGGCACTAATTTGTTTTTTCTGATTATTTGTCAATGAAATTTTAGTAAACCCTCTGTCAAAATTAACTTCCTGTTTTACTGGTTCTAACTGAAAATCATTTTGCAATGTCATCATTTGTATTGTATTATCACTTGATTCGTTCATTTCCACTCCTCCATATATCCAGAATATCAATATGGAAACGCAAAATAAAAAGTGCGCCCCATTTGAGAGACGCACCGAAAAAGGCATCTCCCATTGTTGCCACACAATCTTGCTTTTCGTCTAAGGGTACAAGTAAAGAGAGATTACACTTTTTACCAAAGTCATTCCCTTAAACGTTTAGCAATATATGATTGTGTGGCTCTTAAATTATACCATAGCCGAAACTAAATTTAAAGTCGCTCCTTGAGCTGGAACTACCTTCTTGGACAAAAACCCAAAAATTTTTGCTAATTATATATATTTATTAAACTTTTTCTTCGCATTAAAGTTGAAAAAAAAGTGGGTTTTTGACCAAAGTTGGATATCCAAGAACTCGGAACCCGCATAAATACTGGGTTTACAGGCATTCGGTCTATGGACAAAAACGTTTTAAAAAGTGGGCAGAAAACCCAAATTTTTGACCAAAGTTGGATATCCACTAAATATTTTTCGCACTTTTGCCCAAATTTTTCAGTCTCTGCCCGTTTTTATTTTCCCAAAAGTGGGCAGAAAATGACCAAAAATGATTAAATGGATATCCACGAATTCAGCCATTTTCCATCAATTTACCCGGTATGTCTCAGCAAATTATGCTGCATTCTCAGCCCCCTTCTCAGGATTTCAGCCTTTGGCATACCATATTCAGTCGATAATTCATCTAAAATAGACTCCTCACCGTCCGACAAACGCAACCTATACTGCTTATTTTTCACTTCTCCGTCGTCTCTAGGCGGTCTTCCACGCTTATTCACCTGCAAATTTACCTCCAAATCTTAAAAATTTCTTCTGTGATACGGCATATTTCTGCGGAATATTGGAATATATGTATACTCTGCACGAACGTAAAAGTCCCTATGACATCGATAATCTGTTACCTTTATAGGCTTTCCAGGCTCAACGACTTTAGATAAGCTTCCGAAAAGTTCCCTTAATCGTTCGGCAAATTCCCTCATAATCTCCTTAACTCTTTCCCACACATCACATAATGCCTGTAAAATGTCATCATATTCCATATCCATTATAAAGCCTCCTTTACATCATAAATACGACTTAATGACACTTTGGTGATTTTTCCATCTTTTTGAACCATTGCGTAACCTACGCTCAAAAATCCAGCTCCAATCTGCAATAATTCATAAGTATCAGTATTTAATTTACATTTGCTACAATCATCGACCACGTTACACATTTCCTGAGTAGCTAAACAAGCGGAACAGGTCGAGTGATCTGGTCTTACTTTACATATTTTCATATAGTTACCTCCAAATTTTACCTGTTTTACAGTCTTTTATAGCAATTCTTCCTTCGATATGAAATCCAGCCAACTCACATATAGTAAATATAGTATTTAAAAGCTTGTGAAAACGTTCTTCATCTTCTGGTGATGTTTTGTTTTCTACATGTGTTTTCTCTACATTATTTATTGCACTATATGCAGTTGGGTCCGGATAACCTTCTGGATTTCTGTAACCGAACCCACTAATCATACGCATTTACTTCTCCTTAGCCTGTTATTTCTTGTCCTTCTTTTCTCTGTCTAACACATTCATGAGGTTCTCAATATTAACATTTGAACCTCTTTCGATCATAGCTTTCGCAATTTTGCCAAGTGTTTCCATCTTTGACCGCCACATTCATTTCTACTAGGTTCAAAGAATATGTAGTGAACAAAATTCCACCATATAACTAATCCAATGGTGAATGACGGTATCCATACAAATATAATAAGTAGTGCTACACAAACACCAAAAATTTTTGCTAACATTCCGCATCCTCCTGTTGAACATTTTTTCTATGTAATGAATTTAGGAACTCTTTTACAGCCTCTTCTGAATTGTTATCAATAACGACTGTTGTGTTTACTGGCTGTACACTTTTGGCAATACTCTTCAAACTCGCATCTATAGACTTTAGAGTTTTTAAAATATCAGTATCATACTTATCATGTGTCATATTGTTTCGTTCTCCTTTCCGTTATGCCATAATTTCTTATCTGATAAATCCCACTCAAGAGTTGCTCCGCATAATGGACACTTTTCATCAATCTTCTTAGCTGAGTGCTGTACCTCTCGCCCGCAAACGCAATATCCATAAATTACAGAACTGACATGAGACTTCCAGTAGTCTTTTACTATAACTGTCAAAATATCACTCCTTACCCATAAGACTTCCTCTATATTTCATAAAATCGTCAAGTTCTTTTTCTGTAGCTTTCCGCTTATTACATCCATCTACGCAAGTATCACAGGAAATCCAACTTGTAAGCATAGCCATATCGCATCCATCACACGGATCTGGCTTCTTATGAAATATCTTTCTTAACCACTTCGGCATTATACTTATCATTCCACGCCTCCAGTAATCAGCTCAGAATACGGAAGCTCTTCAATCCACTTGCAGAAGTTCCTCCATTCGTCCAGCTTATGATTCTTACGAGATTTATAAATATTTACCAGCACCTCATAATTCATCATAACGTTGCGCGTCTGGTTATAACTGCTCGGAAGAAGCTGAATTATCTGCCACCAAATATCCTTGTCATGATTCTCTAAAAAGCTCTGTCTGAAAAGATTCAAATACCCAATAGTTGTTTCAAGGCATGTTTCAGAAGCAATGTCCATATGTTCGTGAGAGAAATCCTCCAGTTTAAATTCCTTAGCTTGGATTTTATGCATGGTACTACAACTGTTAGCAACAGTACCAACTTTGTATGTATCAAATTCTTTCCACCAATATAAAGGTGCAGTAATTCTAACATACACAGGCATCATTCGCATAAATTTTCTGTGTTCTGTGCCTGCATAGGAGAGACACTGCATGAGTGAGTGGTCATTTTTGCCCAATTTAAACCACTCAGCTAAATCGGTCTCATCAATTTCACATCCCAAATACTCACTATCACTCTTCTCCCACGAATTCATAGGATTACGCATACCTTCAATAATAAACTCCATCTGCTCCGGACTCGCCAGAACTACGTGTTCTAATTTAATCATTCACAATACCCTCCAAGTTCAATCTCTACAAGTCTGCCTGCTTCAATTTCTGCGATTTCCACTTCGACGTCTGATATATCTGCAACAACAGACATCTGACCTCTTGCAATTTCTTTTTCGTAGAGTTTTTTAGTTATTAATTCTTTAGCGGCTTCTGCATCATCTTTTTTCGCATAGATACCGAATATATTTTCGATATGTCCGTATCCGTAATAATAGGTATTTCCATGAACTACGTATAACATCATTTTGTAGCCTCCAATTCTATTTTTTCGTTACACTGTGGACAAGTTATATACTTGCTTTCTGTAGCTACTAAAGGATTCAAATTATGTGGGTGCCCGATTTCTATATCTTCTTTTTCATAACTGAATAAACACCAACACGAGTTGCAACTGATTTTCTCTTTGGTTCCGGGTTTAATAATTTCAATCATTTACGCTTCCTCCAATTCTCCAAAATATTTTTCATATGCTTCTAAATCATAATGCATAAGATATTTCTTAGCTTCTTCCTCAGACAATGCGACTGCACAATTTTTATAATCTGTTTCATATGTCAAAAGCCAATGATTTCTTAAACTTTTGAATATCTTTACATTTTTTCCACTATATCTGAGAGTCATATTAAGCATCGTTCCGGTATATTTATATTCACATTTTGTTGATATCAACTCCATTTTGGTAGTATCGTATTTAAGGCTGTTAATTACAAATATCATTTTATATTACCTCCTCTCTTCCAAATTTTCCATATCGCTTACTGTGCCACTTTCTTTCACAATTCCACGAAATTCAACCACTTCTTCAGAGAGACTGACAAAATATCTTTTCCCCTGATATTCCACAATATCTCCGAAGTAGTTGATATCCATTTCTGGTCGTGAAGCGTATGCAAGAACATTAATTTTTGTTGTTCGATTCACTATCTTTTCCTTTCTCTGTCCATCTTCACATCAATTGCTTTCTGCATATCTTCTGGTGAGATATTAAAAATGGACTCCAGAAGTTTCAAGCAAATATAAGCATCTGCCATCTCTTCTATGAGTCCAATTCTGTCACCATAACCTCTAATTTGTTTGCTAACCTGCTGTGTGAGTTCTGCAAATTCCTCCATAGCAATAGTGCAATTCAATTTCCAAGGTCTCTTATTTATGCTATTTCGTATAGCTCGCCTTCTCTCTTTATCAGAAAGTTCAATATTACTATTTAAACCTTGAATAAATCTAGTTCTATTCATTCTCCAGCTCCTCTCTGAACATTAGCTTTCTTTAATTGCTCCGCAGCCTCTTTTCTTGCGTCATATTTGAAAATATCAATCTCTTCAAACTTATTATCTTTCTCTGCAAAGAAGCGGTTAATCTTAACCTTTTCTCCATTTGGAGTAATCACATAGAATACGCCAACGGTATCAAAGTCCCCATTTTCTGTGTCATATAAGAAATCCTCACAATATACATAGAATGGTTTTGTTGACGGCATATATGGCATAGTGATAGGAAACATCTCGTCCATAATCTTATCAATTAATCCGCTATGATAAGTATTGTTCGGGTTATTGATACTCACACATACAGCTCTTGCTACATCGTTGTAACTAATTAAGCCATCTTCTTTGATATGCTTAAACAAAGAACTCATTCGTTTGCACTGAATTGATTTCTCTCCATTTTTCTCAAAACTAGCACCGGCATCCCAAATATCATCAGTATCTACAATTGGTGTTAATGGCTTTCCTGCAATTAAGCGGTTAAGAATATTTCTAGTAATTCCAATACTCATACCACTATGTTCATCCTCCATAAGACTGTCAAATGCCTTTAATGCACTTCTGTAGCAAGCACGTCCATCGCCATCATCACCAGATTTCTCATGTTCGCAAGCCAGCTCCACCTCATTTTCAGCCCATAAATCCATAGAGGTCTTTTCTCTGCAAGAATATAAAGACACATTCCTGTCATCGATATAAATATTTGCAAATATTTTTCTGGTATCTCCACCAAACTCAGTAATAATTTCTGGAAGATTCTCATTAACAGCGTCAAAGACAAGCCCTTTCTCTGAACACCAGTCAACAGCCGCCTTTGTCTGTTTCTCGTTTCTACAAGTCCAAAGAATAACCTTATCACCATTTAACTGACAATTCATAAGGAAATCAATAAGTTCCATATTTGGCTCGCCGATATCAGGGTATTTGTTCTCACATAAAGTTCCATCAAAATCTACTGCAATAATATTATTTTCCATTGTATTCGTCTCCTTTAAATAAAAATAACCCACAAGCCTATAAAAGACTCATGGGGTCACATATACTATATTTTTTTCTATTCTAATCTTTCAATATCTTCATATTTGATTTCTACTGTATCCCAATCCTGACCAGGTAAATCCACATCAGCAATATATGCGACACCTTCTTCTAGGATTTCAACAATCGAAGCTTTTCTTCCATCTTTTAATATAACCCTATCATACAGATTTATTTTCATTCTGAAGCCTCCTTCTTTGTAACATATGCACTTGTTAATTTAATACCGTCATTACCGTCATCTATCCAAGCTGTAAGAACATTTGCTTCTTTTTCATTAGGACCTTTTAATTTCATGATTTGTTGGTACCTCATTCCGTATCCGCCATCGCCACGCTCTTCTAATTTAGTAACATCAAAATGTTCATTGATACTATTAATTAACTCGTCAGCGTTATCTTTCGTATATCCCAATGCCGACTTAAACGCTCTTGCTTTATTCGGTGCTTTATCTGGATTAAGTGCATATTCTGTAAATTTTTCTCTAGGTATTTTTGTTGTTTTTATTGTACCATGTTTCTGCACAGTTGCAACTCGTCCGTTATCTTTTATAGGATATGGCGGACCATTTCTAACACCCCACTTCATTCCTTTTACACCACTATGCTCAACTTCCAAACTATCCAGTCTATTCTTTATCTTATCAAGAATATCCTCAACAGTTTCTCTGGTTCTAGGCGCAAGTTTCATGAATTCAGAATGTTCGGCGTACCAGTTAAATATTTCATACAAATTTCCTTTAGCCCAACTAAAAGCCCACCAATCACAAATCATCTCCACAATATAATCGTATGGCATTTCAAGAATAGTCTCTAATTCTCCATTTTCCATATCGTCATGAATAAGTATCCAATACTGCCAGTGATGTGGGTTTCTATGAATATGTATCAGCCATGCTTTTTCATAATCCTGGACGACTTTATAAGACCTGTTATTTCCATAGAAATATTCATCGTATGCATTATACTCGTCTTCTTCATCCTTCGACTTATCGTGAGCAAACTCAATCTGCCAGGCTGCATCTGAAATATTATTCGTAACATCTGGTAAATTTTCACATAGCCAGTCAAATCCTCTTTTAACATTAGCCCTGTGATTTGCTAAATATTGGTCATACTGGAAACTCATTTCTTCACCGCCTTTTTCGTGATTAACTTTACAAACAGTTCCTTGGCTTCTGGACCATCGATCGCATTAACAATATCAACAGATTTATTCGGCAACTGTCTTCCAACACACAGTACGCCTTTATTGGTCTTATCATCATAATCAATACTTACTAAAACTGTATCTCTCATTGAGTATCCTCCTTTCGGTACTTACTATAGTTAAAACAAGTTAAACACCTCGGGCATGATGAGCCTATACGCAGCACACCTTCATTTTTCCTACTGCATTCGTCATAAAAAATACTTGAATCATACATTTTATCTGGTGTTGTTATAGCTACATGTGTATATCCTTCTTGTTTTCGTTTTTCTAAATATGCAATTACCTTTTCTATTTCTGTACCTTTATTCATTCTTCTCCTTCCAATTTACAGGTCTTTCTGATTGAGTATTGCAGCCATGATCTAAACACTCACAACAAGGGTCACATTTCTCGTCCAAGTCTTTATGCTCACAGGTCTTGCAATATTTTTCAAAATCAACTTCAAAATATAAATTCTCCATAAAGCGCCTATCCTTTATATGGTATCTGTTCTACATCTCCGCCAGGAGTAGTGACTGATTGCATAAGCTGTCCGGTTGCTTCGTCGAAATATATATTGTCCATAGCGTTGTTCCATTCATCAAACTGCTCGGAAATATCAAACCCTTTTGTTCGTCTGAGATTGATAAGTTCATCGTGAACAACCCTTCTCCAAGCTCTGGCAATTTCTTTTCTACTCTGTGAAAGAATACTATACAATCCGTGCTCATTTACAAAACTTACAGATCTTCTCTGACCTGCAACTACCATTGGTAGGTTCAGCTTTTCATCAGCCTCACACATATCAAGCATTCGCCACGTATTTCCGTAACTATACTCGATAATATTTGCTATATCTGCTGCCTTGAACAATGGTTCATCCAAATCACCATATACATCAAGAACACTACTACCTAATCGTATCTGTCCTACTACCTTTACTGAATTGTTTACCATTTTACGTATCTCCTTTCATTAAACGTCTTTTTCTCTTTTAATGCTCTGGCTATGGCTGTATCAATTCCAGAGCGAGATTTCAAGTGATAATAATATAAGTCTTTAAATGGTGTATTCATTCTGTCAATCCTTCCTGCTGATTGAGCCATTATTTTGTAAGAATAATTTTGTGAGAAGAATATAATTGTATCCGTTGTAATGCAGTTCCATCCCTCTGCTCCAGCATTGTATTGAACAAGATAAGCCCATTTATCACTTGTCGGAACTGGTTGATGCTTATGACCGTTCCATTCTGCAACTTCATATTCTGTTAGAATATTTTTCAATAGCTCCAACTCATAATCAAAGTTGTAAAATATAATAGCTTTCGAATGCTTCTCCATAACCTCAAGCAACGCCACTTGTCTTGATTCATCCATATTTACAAGCTTCCGCCATACATAGCAAAGACCTGCTGCATTCTGGAGGGGTTCATTTTTATATGGGTCCCATCGATTTTTAGTTACTTCCTTATATTTAATGGAGTCATATCCAACATAAATATCTTCGTGGTGAGATACCGTTTCTCGTTTGAAATCCATATTAACAAGAATTTTATTCCGAAGCCTGGTTAAACGTTCTGTATTAAGATACCTGTCAATCTTCGGAAACTTGCTAAATCTGCTATAAACAATATGTTCTCTTGTAAATTCACTTCGATTTTTATAGAATCCATTCGCAACAAAAACCGGTATATAATCTTGCCAAGTGTCCCCGGGTGTAGCAGATAACAAAATCCACTCGTTACTTTTCGCAATCTTCAAGAATGCCTTTACCCATGTTCCGCTTCCAACGACTCTTTGTTCATCAAATATAAAGAAAGCGTCTTTTACATCTGAATACTTCTTCACATTATTCCATGAATCCACAATCACTTTGTTAGAATATAAATTCACATCATCATGTGTAGACAATAAAAATGGTGCTAATTCCCCATCCCATTCACAAGTATCACGCTTTCTGGCGGTCGTTATAATGTACAAATCTTTAGGTGGGTCATCCATTGGTTCATAAATATCAGTCCCAATAATTCCACCATTTCGCACATAGTAATAAGCTATTGAAGTTAAGGATTTTCCACTTCCAACACCACCACATAAAATGCAACCTGTTTTCATCCTTTTTATTGCATCTAATTGATAGTTTCTTAATGTAACACCTGCCATTTATTTACCCTCAATGACAAAACCATCCTCAACTTCAACTTCGTATCCAGCACCTATGAGATTTGCTTTAGGTCCGCACAGAAGCAATTTTGTACCGATTTCTTCATCTGATAATTTCTGATATTCAGAATAATATCGTATTATGGAATCCTGCACAGGTTTCGTTACACAAATCTTTGTGCAATCAAATGTGCTCTTTTCTGTAACTTCTATATTGCATATCTCGGCTACATAACCATAAAAAGCTACCAGTCCCTGCTCGCACTTTTTCTGAGAAATTGAATATTTCTTTTTCATATGGCGTCATCCTTTCTTTGTTATTAAAATCTTCTAATCACCCAAATATTCGAAAAGTACATAGGTGTATACCAGTATTTGCTCTTATCGTCATCCGTGGTCATCGGATCTGTTATAGAATTTCCAACTTTTATATAACCAGCTACACCAAGTAAAGAAATTTGTATATAGCACATAAGAGCAACTGTTTCATCAATATCCTGTCCGACAACTAGTAAATGTCTTTGAAAGTTCATCGATGGCATTGCTTTTTCCATCTTTCTTTTAATAGTATTAATAGCAGCTATAAGGGTTGCTCCTGCTCCACAGCATTCATCGGCAAGAGAAATATAACCTTGCTTTTCCAACTTATCTTGAAGATTATTATCTAAATCGCTAGTAACAACATCTGCCATCAACTGACAAACTGAATATGGTGTGAAGAACTGACCGGCTGAATTGTTACCAAGTCCTAAATCCATAAACATTTTCCCTAAGAAATCCTGTTCTGGATTAGCATCCAAAGCCATCGTTGTATATGCAGCCAGTTTAGGAAATATCATCTGTTCGTCCTTACTGTATTTATGAATGATACTCAAATATCTTTCCTCTCTGTCTTTATAATGAAATTTATCAAGAGGATTTGATATTGCACAAGCAAACATGATCACAAAATCTCTCCAAACATCAAATGGTCTATGAGTTCTTGTCAGTTTATTAAACTCATTCAGAAAGTCTTTTGAATATGTCCAAACCGGCATTTTTTCTGTTTTTATTTCTACTTTTTGTTTTGGTTCAACCGTTTTCTTCTTATCAATGTTCGACAAATCAATTGTCGGTTCCCATTGTTCCCATTTCTTTGTGACTTTCTTAACCGGTGGCTTCGGTTTTTTCTTAAAGAACATATGCGTCTCCTTTCAAAATATAATCACCATCTAAAAGTCTCAGATGAAATATCATCTCCTGAATAATTAAAATAATCACCATCAGCAATATTAGATAGTGCCTGCAAATCATCAATATTATTACTTTTTTCTACAAGCTGTCGTGAAATGTACATTACAGCCTTTTCTAATTTCTGTAATGCACTGATTGCATTGCTGATTTCTTCTTTTACTATTCGGTCTTCAATCTTGTCAGTTTCGCCCATGATTATCTCCTTTCAAAATATAAATGGGTGCCAACCATAATTAGCTGACACCCGCAGATTTTAATGGAATGGAACCTCGTCCTCTACCGGAGCTTCTTCTCTTGCATATTTTTCAGCAAACTCATCCTCTTCGATAGTTACATACATCGTCTTAACATATGCCTTAATTCCAGTCTTTCCATTTACTTCCCAGGAATATGGTCTAATTACCAAATCAACATTACTGATTTCAGCGAAATCTAATGTGCTGATAGAATCCTCATCTAATTCAGTAGTTGTTCTTCTAGTAACCATATAAATCTTTGGTGGAATGTTCTTGTAACTTACAGCGACCTGAATATAATGCTTTGGCTCATCTCCCTCATCTCTAGGCTCAAGAATTCTTACATTCCATCCATCATTTGATAACTGCTCAACATCCATGTCATCTTCGATAAGTACGCAGAAGTTTCTGTCTCCAGCACGATTGTACTTAGACTCTTCCCCTCTGAAGTTTCTAAACATAATGTGAGCCCCTTCAATTTTAATGTTTCCTACTGCTTTATTAGCCATGATAAAAATCTCCTTTAATTGTTATTTAGTTTCTACAGGTGGATTCATCACCTGACTTGAAATCACTTCTGAAATATCATAATTTTTTTCACAATCCATATGATATGCGTCATCATTGAAGTGCGGACAGTCAAAGCAAGTTGCGTATTTAGCATCTCCGCAAGGCATAAGCTTTGGTGTATTCTGCTTCTTCTCCGTTATAAATGGGTCATCCGACACAAACATTTCAAAATCACCATATTGAGAAATAGTATCTACTGCCTCATTCACAAGTTTGTCATAGTAAGACCTGTCAATGTCATCAACTTTATCAAGTTCTCTGACCATCTCAGATTCCAGCCATCTATATCCCTTTGTACCTGTTGCGGCATAATATTTACCGTCTTTCTCACGCATAAGTAATCCACCACCGCATCCGTCTTTAATCGGACAGAACTGTCCAACTTTTCCGATAAATCGATAATTGTGTCCCTCTGCAATAAGCGGATTTAATTTCTGGCAGGTGCTTTCAAATGTTGTATCTGATAGCAGCCCTTTCTTGAAATCGCTTTCAGCTTTACTAAATTCTTTTTCATATTGAGACACATCCGGTAAGTCCTCATTTAAGTCCAAATATAAAGAACCGCTTACAGACTTCGTTTCACACATATCCTCGAATTTAATATCCTCTTTACTAAAGAGACACTTAAATACATAAGGAATCTGAAACTGAGTTCCTGTAGCGGTCCATGTTCCTGGTTTTTCCGGATCATCGTCAGCCAATTTTGCAACATATACAGCATTGTTGACCAAGCAAATCCTGTCAAATATATGCTCTACCTCGAAATCATATCCGTGACGTTTGCCATACTTACAAATGAAATCAAGAATATAATCATCCGGATTTTCAATCTTAATAGAGTCCGTCTTAATGTGAATTACTTTGTATCCCTGTGTTTCAACTTCATGTCTAAGGTCAATCATAAACAAAGCTCCTCGCTTTGCTACAATATTATCCTTATTCCTTGAGTCTCTGAAGGCATTCATAAATCCTGCGGCTGTTAATCCGTACACAGAATTAATCGCAATCTTCAATGCTTGAGCCAGTGCCTTTGCCTTACCTGTATCATCAAGATATTTGGCTAATGCACCTTCAAACATATCTCGTACCACATCGAAATCACCATGCTTAATATAGATACGAATGTCCAAAATATCTTTGAACCTCTTTGTGAAATCTGGTCCAAATAAGCACTCTGATATAGCTGAGTTAGGATGCATCGAACCAACATCTTCTGTTTCTGAACGTCCGTACATTCCAGGAGCCGCCCATACTTCTCCGCCTTCTCCAACTTCCTCACCTCTGTAAAGGGATTTTCCGTTCTCGAATCTATAGTCTGGGAAATATGGTAATAAACTATCACCTTTGGGTCCGTGGAATGGCTCAGCCATCATCTCCGGTTTTGCCTCTTTTAAGAATGCTAACACATCATCTGGTAATTCCGTAACCGGCTCAGACAAATCTCTATACATAAATTCACTCTGAGGATTACGGTTCTTTCCAAATATAAATTTTGTAGTCAAACTATTGGTAGTATCATTTACTGAACCATTAGCTAACTCTGCCAAAATCTCTCTGGCAACGAAATCACCAAGATTTGCTTTGTATGTAGCCTCTGTGGCGATAACATCATCATCACAATATTCAGCTACTTTTGTCCAAAGTTCTTCTGGAACAGGCTGGTCCCAAGGAAGTCCAAGCTCGTGATGCTTTATCTTTTTACATAATGCTCTGACTTCATCGTCCATCTTCGAATGCGGATCATTAGCCATGTTACTCAGCTCAATTTCCCACTTCTTAAGAGATTGCTTCTTTGAACAGAAATCATATACATCTGTGAATGAAATATTGTAGGCTTCTCCGAAGAAACAATTTGGACTGTTATTAATAATCTTTTGTGATAAGTTAAACAGTTGTTCGTTTGTATATCCCATCAATCTGGCGTACATAATATGATTATCATATCGTCGACAGTTAAATCCGACCAATCTAAGCTGTATTAATTCCTCAATTTCGCTTGGGGTCGGATTAATCATTCTAACAACAGGCTTTCCCTCGCCCTCGATTTTCCAGTTGACCAGAAACAGGTTCGGAAATACCTCAATATCATAGAATACAAGCTTTGCATCATCATTCTTTACAGCATTTGAATTTTCTTCCGATTTAAACTGCATCTTGTTGACGAGCTTAATACAATACTCTGCCTGATGAGAGCTGTTCGCTGCAAATGCTAATACCGCATTTCGCATATCTGTTACATCATATTTGAGTTCACTACTATGAGCATCCTCCAATATTTTGTATATGAAATCGATACTTGGCTTAGTTCCTGGGTGGATTTCCTTATTGAGATTTCTCTTTATAAGTGTCCTAAGTCCTTTCTCGCTTTTTATGGCATCAAAATTTACCATTTTGTCTTCTCCTTTCATTGGTAACCCAGAGGATATAGTAGCTATTGGTAAATCGTTGCATTTCGTTAGTTTTCTTCTTAACGAACTTTTACCTGTAAATACCTTTACCTCTATATGGTCATCGTAGATTCTGCTTAGCTGAGAAGGGTCTCCAGAATATAAATAATGGAGATGTATCCCTTGACCACTTTTACTCAACTCTGCATAAGTCGGTGGCAACTTACTGGCGGCTTCCAAATTCTTTTCGAAAGATTTATTTCCCGTTTCATCTGGAATATCAAAATCTACAACAATGTGATTTTCTGGAACTTTCACATAATGAATTTGTGAGGTATCCAGAGCAGATAATTTTGTTTTTACTTTTTCCCATTTCTGCTGTGGGGTTTCATTTTGCGAAGCATATTGTGCTAGACAATCCGCACATACAGAATCAAATATTGACTCCTGTTCTTTGAACTCTATCTGATAAGTTTTTGGTGTCTCTTTTTTCTTTGTTTGAGTATCACTTTCAAACTTATCTGTTCTGAATCCTATGTAATAGCTTCGTACTCTTGAACCATCATCAAAATTAAATCTCTCTTGGAAATCCTTGAAATAGTTTTTCAATTCTTCCTGGAATGCCCTTCTCGATAACGGATAACCAACTTTCGCTTCATCGCAGTAATTCTTATACATTTCCCATGCTGCCTTAAGTGTTGTTCCATCTTCTTTTTTAAACACATAATAAGAATCAGCTATAAAGTTATAGAAATCGTTAGATGCACCAAGCATTGAAATTGGAATATAATCATCGTATCTGCCAGGATTATCCAAATATATTTTCTGGCAATGATAAGCAATAGCTCCAAGTTCAAAGCCGACCTGTTTCACAATTGTTTTGTATTCCTTTGGATTAAGTTTATTTCCAGATGGAGATACATCAATCAGTCGTCTTATAAGACCAGATTTGGCATCTGTAATACGTACAGGTTTATTAGTTCCCATAAATAAGAAACATTTGAAACGGTTCGCATATGTTGATTTGAATTTCTCATTTACAGTCATTAACTCATGCGAGACCAAACTGTTAAGCCTTGTATTATCCTCAATCCTTGACAAGTCTCCATCGTGCTGAATAGCCACCAGTGGATTACTTTTAAACGCCTCTAACGCAAAAGAGTTACTACTAGACCCCAATGCTTTCGCATCAAAGACTGAGTAGTAACCCTCAAATAACTGCTGAATAATATTTAAAATCGTTGATTTACCCGTACCAGCTGCTCCGTATAGTACAAGAAATTTCTGTAATTTCTGCGACTCACCACATACTATGGAACCGATAGCCCACTCTATCTTCATTCGTTCTTCCGGAGAATATAAAGTGCTAATCAGTTTTTCGTATGCTGTTAAATCCCCCTCTTCAAGAGGATAATTAAGTCGCTTGCTTGCATAATCTTTTTTCGTCGTTTCCGTATTGGAAAATATAAGTTTATCATCAAGCGTATGAAAACTGTCTCGTAATTGCTTCTGACAGTATTTATGCCAAGAGTCAATCATTCCGCTCTCAGCGTCCCACATATGCAGGACTTTAATATCTGAGTTAAAGCGTTGGCGATTCTCCTCAGCATATCTATCCAGTTCGCGGTCTATAAGTTGTAAAGCATCCTGTTCGTCAGTAGACCATAAACCACGTTCTTCTATCCAGATAGCGTAAAAATCACCACCTCGAATCATAAGATCTGTGCTTTTTTTTATAAGGAACTTTGGATAGATTTCTATTGTTCCGCGCTTTGTACTACGCGTTGAAACCACCATAAAATCCAACATCACATTTTTATACTCCTTCCGATTCGTTCAACTCATCAATTTCTTTTCGCAAAGCTGCAATTTCCTGCTGCATCTTTTTACTATCAGCACGCATCGCAAGTAAATTTAAGGTTGTAACGACACTAAATAATGTTACAGCCTTATTAAATTTGTTCTGATGCACCAGTGCTTTGTAAATGCGTATAAGATGCTTATCTGTAGCATCCATATTTCTAAAAATATAACTTACTAAATCGTTCATAATAAGTAATCTCCTTTCAAATCAAGTAATACTGTCAAGATACCAACATGCCTGATACCAAATTTCCACTTTTCTCAAGTCATAGTGACAGTTTTCAAGTGTAAATAATCCGCCTTGCCCGTTTGGCTCATACTGCCTCTCTAAAAATCTTGTTACAATATCTTCAACACGATTCTCATTAAATTTTCTGTCATCCATAGAGCCCAGCCCAAGATTAGTAATCATATTCCAGAACCATTGTCCTGTTCTGTCGCCAATCTCTGGGTCGTCCATAATATGTTCCTCTAAACGAATTGAAAGTGCTATTAGCATCTCCAATACGCTACATGGACTATCATCCAGATAATTCGCTATAACAGAGCAGTCATATCCGTTCTCGTATCCAAATCGATAACGTAGTTCAATACCGTCCTCAAATCGATTGCTGTCCATAGTAAGCTGATATGTGAAATCCATATTGTGGAGAAAATTTAATAGCTTTCTATATGATAATTTCTTCGGATATTTTGTATCACATACCAGACCATACATCCAATCGAAATAATCAAATTTTAATTCGTCTCTGGTCATTACATCTCCGTTCTATGTGGATGAGTTTCAAAAATTTCCTGATAGTTTCTCTGGTCTAACAGAATTTCATAATCGCATTTCTTAGCATCGTTTCTCACATAAACGGAGTCATCCTCATACTCTCCGAAATGCTCAAGTGAATCTTCCCCAACAGTTTCTTCAATATCATCCACAATTTCATTCATATCATCTAGTAACACTCCGTCAGCCGTATATGTAAGACTTATTTTTTCGTAATCATCAAACTCTCCAAAATCTGACGGCTGTATAACATATGGTCTGTCAACAGCAATTTCCTGCTTCTGTTTTTTATTTTGCATATCGCTATAGTTCACATAGCCTTCTCTCTGTAATATTGCTGCACATTCAGCAATACTCGGTTTATCTACAGTTCTACTGTCAGCAGTTTTTTCAACAATAGGCTCTACTGATTCTTCTTTTTTATCCTCATCAAATACTCTTCTTGAATTGAAGTCTTCCTCTGCAAGCTTCTCGTACTTATCTTTAAAATACGAATATGTACCAGCCACACCAATTCCAACGCCAACTACAGAACCAATAATAAATGCTACTTTACTATTCATTATTATCCTCCTCTGTCTTGATAGTCATAACGGTTAATGCTAAACCGCCAAAAAGTAAAGAGGCACTCAACAGAATGCCTCCTGTAATATGTCTTTTTCGATGGGTATCAAGAATATAATCCATCATTGATATGAAGTTACCGATTTCTTCCATAATTAGTGGTCCTTTCCACCGAATAAAACAGCCAGACCACTCCAAAAGCAAATTCCTGCAACTGCTGATAATGTTAATCCTACTACATGCATAACAATTCTCCTTTCTATTCTCCACTTGAAAAATAGTGGTTTCCAATCTGAAACATAGGTGTTCCATAGTTTCCATATCTATCAGCTGTAAAGAATATAACATCGTAATTCTTTCGGTTACGAAGCTCTTCGACTACAAGCTGACAAATATAATCGTCAATATAGCATCTGTTGACTCGTCCATTCCACATAGAAGAAAATTGACTTGGCTGATAAACTACTTCATAAACTGTATTAGGAAAAGAAGCAGAATCAACACGATTTAAAATTGTATCAATGACCAATCGTTTGCCTTCTTCGCATTCTCCCTCAGCTTCAGCCATAGTAACAAGAGCTACCAACTCGATATCATCATTTGAAATATCGGTATCAATTTCACAAACAACATCTTGAGGTGCTTGCTCTTGCACTACTACTTCCTCCTTCGGACTAAATGATACTTCTTCAACCACCTCAGTTTTGACAACCTCAATTACTTCTTTACCTGTAATTTCATCGTTTTCACTTGTCGTAATTGGCGATGCTGCTATGCAAAAAGAACTGGCAATTATCAGTAGTATCATCCAAATTATTTTTTTCATATGCAAATTCTCCGTTTAAATCAGATCTAATATATTGCCATCCACATTGAAATCTAATAAAATAGCTGGCTCATATGATCCGTCTTCTGTCTCTCTGTTTGTTTCTAAGATGCCAAAATCTACGAAGTTATCACCAACTTCATTGTTCTTGTTATATACCCAGCCTACAATCTGACCTTCCTTAGTTCTGTCAATTCCAAGCATATCGTATACATCATTTAAGAACACATATCCTCTGGCATGTAAAAGATCATTTGCATACTGCTGCTGTCCGCGTAACATAAGTAAATTGTACTGTGTATCTTTCTCATATCCCTTGCAAGTCTCGTCAAAGAATCTTGCATATCCGCTGTCTGCCTTTGCCACATTGACAGTAGATTTTACTTTCTTCTCTTTACCTGTCTCCGGGTCTTTTACAGTTTCCTCGAATTTCTTTGCCTTAATATCATATTTCAGTTCCTTATCAACCTGCTCTCCAAATCTTTCAACAACACGATTACGATATTCTTTGAAAGACTTATCGACAGTTGCGTATGCTGCAGCCAAAGCTACATTTCTCTTTCTGAGAATATTATTAGATGCCACAATACTTGTAAGTGATAATGCACCTAATGCAATAGCCGGAGCATATAACTTAACAAGCTTTACTCCAGTCTGTGCGTAAATGATAGTCAAATCTTTCTTTGCATCTTCCTGTGAATAGTCCGCTTTGATTTCCTCGTTTTCAGAGCATTCATGCACAGCATCCACATCTTTTTTATGCTCTTCTAATACCGTACTTAATTTTGTTGTCGCTTTACAAGCCATTACTGCACTTGCAACTGTTCCAACAACACCAGCTACGATAAGAATTTCTGGGCTATGCTTTTTTACTTTAATAGTTGCTGTATTTACAACGGTTGTTACTTTTGCAATGATTTCATTTTTTTTCATGATTATTTGTTCTCCTCTTCTAAAAGTTTTACATGATCAATGAGATGCTCTAAATACCATCTCGCTTTTTCTAAGTCCTGTATGCCGTTCTTATTTTTCCAACGGCACATATATTTGAGTACATTTCCAGTGTCAGTAGCTTCAATGCCTTTCAAATCAAATGTAAATGCCTCAATAACATCAATTACCTCTAATCCAGTTTCACTCTGATAATGAGCTGGATGTGATACCATGACATCTTTTGACTCGTACATAATCTGCCTCCTAATCTATTGGGTTTGCTCTTGGGAACTTGATAGTATATCCATCCCTAGTATTAACAACTCTTGCATTTCTGATATTATCAGTCCAGCCGTAGTTATTTCCTGTCCACGGACCGTCAATACCAACCAAATCGAAATAATCCGCAACACTTACAATTCTGTAACTTGCAACGATTTCGTCCATAGCAGCTAATACATTTTCCGCTTCAGTTCTGGTGTTAAAGTAAATATCATCGAAATCGCAACCGCCAATAGAACTCTGTGCATTGTAATTTCTTCTGCCGTTCTGTGCTGGGTCTTCGTAATACTTACGATAAGATACTTTACTTGCCGTAGATCTTCTGCCTCCAGAACCCTTAACTCCAAGAACTGCTTTAACGGCATCAAGAATAATATCCTTTACGGCAGGCACAACGATATCCTCAAAAATGTAGCTTTTTACGTTATCTACATCTTCCGGAACAAATATCCCTGCAAGTTTATTAATTCCGCTCTTTTTCTTTGTCTTAACAGAACCGGATACAATTTTTTCTACCTTCTTTTCTGGTAGTTCAGCTTTCGCTCGTTCTCTCGATTTATGTGAGTTGGACTTGTATTCTTCCATCCTTTTCCTCCTAATTGATAACCATTAATTCCCCAGGCAAAGTAATTTTCGATGCTGGCATACGGTTATTATTTTTCTTAAACTGATACGCTAAATTACTCTTTGCTTTCTTTTCAGATGCTGCGTATGTAGACCCCGCCCAATTATTAGCAATACACTTGCCGAATTCCATAACTGGACCATTATAAGCATACTGGTTCATAACAATACCTCCACAATAAAAAATAAGAGAGAAAGCACCTTGTTATAGGTACTCTCCCTCTCTCCTGTCAGAATAATAATTCTTTAATTTTCAGAATCATTCTCATCAACTGTTTCAGTGTTTTCATCTTCAATTGAGTTCCCATTCTCGACAACACGAAACCCTTTACGCGCTTTCATTTCCTTCAGTTTACTAACTGCTGGTGCTACTACGAACTTGTAAGCTAAACCGCCTGCAATCATAGCCACACCGATAGTTGCTACCTTACTGAATCCTCCTTTGGAAGCTGTCTTTACGATTTCCTCTGTTGTGTCCATAACCTCTTCGTTGTTCATGATTTCATTTGTTTCCATAATGTTAATCTCCTTTCAGATTAAAAATTTGTTATTCTTTCCATAATAGTGGCTGTAATTTTTGCGAACCTACATCAAGTTTCTATAGTCATATCTAGGTCCACATCCGTAATCTATTACAAATACAGGTTCATCGTTATCATTAAGCTGTGAACTAAAACGAAGGTCTATATATCCTTCTCTGTCAATATTCCATCCAATATCTTCGCCGATTTTAATAGATGGTAAACCAATCTCGTAATAGAATTCATTAAGAGAAATATACATTTCATCTCGCATTCTTCTATTCAAGTCATTCTCAGCTTTTTTAATCTTGTCAATTTTTGATTTGAAATAGCGTCCGGATAATACATCGTAGCAAAGAGTCTCGCCATCCCCGACAAATATAATTTCGCTTTCTTTTGCCGGATGTGCATCGATTTTCTCTTTTGCAACGGCATCTCTGATAGTCTGCTCTTTTTTTTCTCCAATCGTTTCAACAACTTTGTTCTGATATTCCTTGAGTGATGTTTCAGCTATAGAATATGCCGTAGCCAGTGCGGCATTTCTTCTGACATTTACTGAACTTGCTCCAATCAGACAAGCAATAGATAAACTACCTGTTATAGCTACTGGAATATAACATTTCCAACAAATTTTAATAGCATCAATATTTGATATCTTTTCCGAAGTGAATTGCTCTTGAATACCATTTTCCATATCTATTTTTCTATAGTCTTCTTCTTTTTTTAACAATTCCAATGCCTTCGGTGTTGCTCTTACAGCCATCACAGTTGTTGTTACCATTCCGGCAATACCTATTCCGGTCAATATTTCCGGACTGTGTTTTATGGTTGATTTTTTCACTGCATTATATGCCGCTTTAATATTGGGTTTATGCATTTTTTTTACTTCCTTTCCTATAGATTACCCCGCCCACAAGGGGAGGGGATTTTTACTTAACCAACCAGATTTCCGGACGAACCCCAAGAGAGGTCGAAGCGCTGCCGTAGCCCGTATTGCCATTGGCGCCCACAAGAGCGAAATAAGCCGCAGAAAATTCTTTCTTGGTAGCATTACGGAGCCATCCGCACTTACACTCATTGTTATAATAAGCAACTCGATTGCGTCTCCGCTTCATAAGTGGAAGCTGTTTGTCATTATCAGCCTCAAAGTAATTTCTATTCCACTCGTCGTCCCAGCCAAACATCTCACCTACTGTCGGAATAGTTACATCAGTAAGTCTTGCTCTAATTGAATAAGGTAATGCCTTTACGAACTCTGTATGTAACCATTTATTCAAATCAGAGTCTTCAAATCCGCCCTTATTTGTGTCTGACTCATTCATAGGTCTCTCAGCTACATAATCATCGAAAATAAGCATAACCTTATCGTCTGTAACCTTGTGTACTGTTGCTGCAAATTCTCCCAATCCATCCAACTTAATTGTTGTCTTATCTCCTACCTCAGCATCTTTTAAGTCGGACTTTGCAGGTACTCCGAATAATGAATTAATAAATTCTTTAATTGCAAGTTCATCATTAATGCAATACGCTCTCATAGCTTCTTTTGACTCTTTATCAGCAGTCATTTCAATATACTTTCTGTACATTCTTTCTACTGTAGGTGTGTCAATCCCTCTTGTTGATAATCCAATAATTTCTTCTCCTAATGTCATTTCTCTTTTACACATAATGTTAATCTCCTTTCAAAATATCGCTTTATGCGATTAATAAATCAATGATCCATCGTGCCATATCTTTAGCACACGAAAATAAAAAACTGTTGTTGATGTTTTTGCAGGCGTACTCATCCATTAACTCTTCAAAATTTTCAAGAGTTATCAATGGCGGAATATCCCTGTTGTTATTCAATCGTGTCAACAACTCTTTTGCCGCCCATATAGAGTAACTATTGCTGACAAAACTATCGCTATACCACCAATCAACTCTATTTTTTCTTGATTGCTTTAGACAATATTCAGTAATTTCAATAGCTGTATCTATTGATGACATACTTAACCTCCATAAAACAAAAGAGTCCTTGTTTTAGGACTCCTTCGCATCTGCGTCTCTTTTAGCAAGAGCTTCATTAACTTTCTTATCAATCTGCTCATTCATCTTCTGCTCATCAGCCCAATCGTTAATAAGATTTGCTCCTAATCCGATTACCGTTGCAGCAAGACCAATGATTCTAATAATTTTACTATTCATAGCCCGTTGCCTCCTTTCCATAATAGTGGCTGTAAATTATGCGAATGGGTCATCGTTAATACTAGGCGAAAATGCCATGTCAATAACATACACTTCAAGTCCGTCATCTAAAACTGTTTTATGATGATTAAAGTCAATCCAGTCTATTCCGTCTGACCAATACCAACCGAGTTCATCCCCGCAATCAATGTGCTCTATTCCTAAAAAATCGTAAAAATCATTTACACAGATATCACCTCCTAAATGCCAGTTTCGATTTAAGTGATACTCTGCTTCTAACACTTGCGGTACGGTGCTTTCAAAATATCTTTTTGAAAAAGTATCATAAAATAATCTAATATCTTCTGGGTTACGCTCGCCAAACGATAATGACGATGTACCAAAAAAGTTACCAGAAGATATATACACATCTTCAGCTTTTTCGGCTGCAATAGAGTCAATTATTTTCTGATGTGCTTCCTCTCCATACAATTCCTTGAGTTTTTCTTTATACTCATTGTAAGATTTGTTAATCAGCGCATATGCACTTGATAAAGATGCCTGTTGATGTCGGTTTAATACATTTGCACCAACAATACAAATGATTGTAGAAACTCCTATAACTGTTGACGGAATATAATAAACCCACGCAGACTTAATAGCTTCTGTTTTGCTATATCCGCATGGGTCGCCATCGTGATTAATCAAGCTGTCTTTCCTGATCTTTTCAATTGCTTTAGGTGTTGCTCTTACAGCTGACACAGTAGTAGCTACAACGCCAGCAACTCCAAGACAGGTTAAAACTGTTGGTGAGCCTCTTTTCAGTCGTACAACTGATTTGTTAATGAGTTGATTGATTTTTGGTTTCATAGTGGTTGTCTCCTTCCTTTATTCCATAGCTCGTAAAATATCCAGCACATTATCTGCCAGATTTATTGCTATTGAAAACATTAGTTGTGTGTCTTGTCTCATATGATAATATTTACTCATCATACATTTGAAACATCCAACGATTTCTTCAATTTCTGCTATTGACGCATTGTTTTTTGGATATAATTCAGATGATACATATTCCAGTAATTCATTTACTGACCATATGGAATAGCTAGATTGCATAAATTCCTTACGATGACCGAAGATCGCCGGAAATGATACATCCATCTGATATGTATCACTCAATATCAGCTCAAGCTGCTCAATAGACATATGAACTCTCCTTTCCAGAAAAATAAAAGAGAAATAGAATGGATTCGAACCATCGACCCCTGGTACAGTATATTGACCAGTGCTCTACCAACTGAGCTACTATTCCTCTCATAATATGCTTTGTAAATTTTGCGAAGTAAAAGAAAAGAGTCGCCATAAGCGACCCTAATCGTCAGTTCAAACCAATACTTTTCAGTATGTTTATAAGCTCGTCCTTTCCGATTTCAGCATCTACATCGACATGAAGATGTGTCTTTCCGTCCGCAATAGTTGTAGTGACCTCATTTAACTGAATATCAATATCGTATCCAGTTTTCTTGTGTATCACCATTTTTAATGCTTTTGAAATAATTCCTCTTGTAAATTTAGATACTATTTTCATTTCGTCCATGCTCCTTTTACTCCTTTCAAAGCTTTAGTTTCTCATAAAAGGAACTGTAAATTTCGCTAAATATTACGTCTGTCAAAGCAGGTTTCCCATCTTTGCCTCTGTATTGGTTTCATTTTCAACGCCCACATAATTTGTCTAATGCTTACCGTTGGATACAATCCGTCCGTACACTCTCCTGCTCGTTCATCAAAAAAATTTTTGAACTTAGGATGCAAATATAAAGAATCTGTCAACCAGGAATCAACCTCTGTCCAATATGTAGTCTTTGTATCTGGATTAAATCTTTGCTGAATAACTGCCAAACCTTTATCACCAATTGTAAATAATGTGCATCTGTCATACACAGGATGATTGCATACATACAATTTTCCATACATAGAAAGATAAATATCTGGTTTTTTATAATGGTATCTCATCTCTATTCTCCGTAAAAAGAAAAGAGCCTTAGATTTCTCTAAGACCCTCTCCTCTAGCTTATTGCGTTTTTAATTTTCTTCTTCGGACTCATCCGCGGCAATACCCAGAACTTCCTCTCTAGTCGGATATAAATTCTCGTACTTTTCATCTCCTTCACAGCCATATTCCTCTAAATCAATGCTGTGACCACAATGAGGACACACTAATGTGTCTTCCCATTCGTCTTCAAATTCCATTAATCCTCCGCACTCAGAGCAGATATATTCTCCGTCTGTCATTGCCTTTCTCTGTTTTTCATTAAAAATACTCATGCTAAATATCTCCTTTCAAAATTGACCTGCTCATATACTCATATGTCTAGTATACAAACTGGTGTTAATCTGTTCAAGAGATAAAGCTTTATTCTCTCATAAAGAGCAATGTATTTTTCACGTAAAAAGAAAAGGAGATGCATATAGAATTCCACATCTCCTAAAAGTACCATTACCATTCAGCAGTAATTATTCTGCATTCCTTGCAATAATAAACTGACAGCTTGATATCAGCCTTTACGTCTTTATCCATATGGTACTCAAATGTTGCCGTACGATTGTTTTCATTCGTTACTAACATACTTTGAACCGCTGGATTCTCTCCATCATCAAAGTTGTCCATAACGGTAACCAATCTCTTATGCAAATATTCGTTCTCATTGAATATGACGGTAAAATGCCATAAGCTTTCGTCATCACCACAAGGAATACTTAATGTAGTCTGATTTGTAGTAATTGGTACCTCCACATAGATTTTGTTCATCTAATTTTACCTCCTTTCCTATTTTCTCATAAGAGGAAATGCTGTAGTTGCGTAGTAAAAAAAGTAAGAGGACATGCGTTATACACGTCCCCTTGCCATAAAATCATTATTTCTTTGTCGGTTTAAAACGATTGATCAAACCTGTAAATGTCTTTGAGGTATATGTTCCTGTTTCTTCAAACTTAAATCCTTTCCTCATCCAAATTCCATAGAATATCAATGGCACCATTAATTCTGCCGCTGCTACACCTACTCTGAAATATCGCTCCTTAACCTGCTCTTCAAGCTGCTTCTGTTTCAGTTCATCGTCTTTAGTGTTGGCTTCTCCTTCCATCACACGACGGTCATACTTCTCATCCGCATCCCATTCGCTCTTGTTCTCCTCGATTCTCAGCTTGTACAGCTTTGCCAAATCATCAATAGCACTCGATTTTTCGTCAGAACCTGTTTTGAGTTCAGATAAGTTCTGAATCTCCGTTGCAATTTCCTCGTTCAATAAATCTTTAATATTTGGTTCGCTCATTTTGTGAAACCTCCTTTTAATAATTTCTTTCATAATAGAAAGTGTTATTTGTGCGAAATGTAATTTTTAATTTTCACACGTAAACGTACAGACTGTTTCTTATAGATATCATTCATACCGCCTGGATCTAATTCAAGAAATAAATAAGGCTCGCTATCCGGGTCAGATTGATCAACCCTAAGCGAACCTATTGGCTTATCCTTAAATATAAATCTTGATACAAGCAATCCTATAAGAATACCTGCTAGTAACCAAATTAATGGCATATGCTCCTCCTTTCTGAAAACATTTTCCGGAATTTTCCCACCGGGCAATTTTTCAAATATCAATATAGTACGATTTTCAGTAACCTACGTACTGGATTTAACCTAGAATAAAATAAAAAGAGAGAAAGAAATCTTGCCTAACTACGATTCTATTAGAATCTCCGCCGTTACTAGTCACCCTAAAATTGCGGTTAATATTTTTAATTTCACGGGTTCTTTCTCTCATAATAGTAGTTGTAAATTTTGCGTACTTACCCTCTTTCGATATCTAGTAGCCAGAAGAAACGTCTATACAATTCATAATATGTATCTTTACAGCATGGTACATTTAATCTAGCTTTGAGAATATCATACGAAATCCCTTCAGTAACACCTTTTAAAATATAGTCTCCAAGTTCTGGACTTGTCATTGTAGCAACTCGTTCAAGCATGTTCATACGGTCTGCATAATATGCTCTGGCTATTGCATACCTTGATGTCGGGTCATCAATATTATTGGTTATAACTCTCATCGCCAAATTCATAGTTTTTGTATTTGTGCCGTCTAATGCAGCATATGCTTTCTTCCATATAGGATATTGCAGGCAAAAATGTTTTAACTCGTAGTATCTATGTTTCTCTATCCAATATGGATTCTTTTCTGATAATTCAGCTCTTAATGTTGTTCCCATATAAATCTCCTTTGTGTTTATTACCGCCGGTGATTCTATTCTAGGTTAGAAATGCATAATAGTAAAAACAACCTCGGTGGAAACTAATACGAAAAAAAAAGACAGTCTATGTTTTCACAGACTGCCCTTCGTTTTAACGCTTTACTAAAAATGCTGGTATTTCGATAGATGTTACTTGAGAGTTATTGTTTTTCTCTATAACTAAATTCATCTCTCTTAAAGCAAGATGTCGTAAAACTGTTTGACATTCTTCATAATTATTAAAATTTCCTTCTTTGAATTCTGTCATATATCGTTCTACATCCATCCAGTATAAGAATGTATCCTCTGCTATGTTATTTCCTTTTCTCTCCATGATATAAATCTCCTTTCATATAACTACATTTTTATATAAGTTCGTTCATAAGAGAGATTGTAAATTAAGCGTTCTCCATCTAGTCATAGTCATCTCGCAAGGATAATCCTCATAATCTATCATATCGCTTGTTATTTTACCTTCTATAACTCCTGTTATTATTCTCGCGTCGTATTGTTTATAAGGAAAAATATTATTTGGAAGATTTCTATGTATACAATTACAAACTGGACATTTGAATCTTTTTACAGTAATGATAGACGCTTTACGATTTTTCGTCCGTACCATTCTTGAAACTTTATCATAATATTTCAAATAACTACCGCAAGATTCGCATATATAATTCAT